ACGACTCTACCCGCTCGCCAAGATGCCGACCTACGGCTCGACCGGCGCAGCATGCTTCGACCTGTACCCTAGCACTAGCGGCACCGTCGAACACGGCCACCCGCGCGTATTCGGCACCGGCATCGCCGTCGAGATCCCGCCAGGCTTCGGTCTGTTCGTGTTCTCGCGCAGCGGCCACGGCTTCAAGTACGACGTGCGCCTGGCGAACGGCACCGGCATCATCGACAGCGACTATCGCGGCGAGATCATGGTCAAGCTGACGTGCGACGCACCGGGCCGCTGCTTTGAGATTGAGCCCGACAAGGCAATCGCGCAGGCAGTCATCCTTCCGTGCCCGCAGGTGTCTTTCGTCGAGGTGGACGAACTGAACTCGACCGAGCGCGGTGCCGGTGGCTTCGGCAGCACCGACAAGTATCGCACTGGTGGCGTCATCGGCGTGAGCGACGACATCGCGACGCAGGCTGCACTTCCGCTGCCCGGCGAGACGATTGTCTCCAATGCCCGGCAGAAGATGGAGCGCGCGCTGTGCGATCTCAAGGACTACGCTGGCGCTACGGTAGCCAAGCAGATCATGGGCCATGTCGGCGGCGTGGCGAAGATGTGCGACATACCCGACGATCTCGTTGAGAAGGTGACCGCTGCGGCAGAACTGCGCACATACATGGAGGGCATCCTGTCGGACTGCCAGCGGCTCGGCCTGGTCTTGACCGTCTCGCAGGTGGCGAAGCGGCCGCTCGCTATGGGCAACTACAAAACCGAAGTGTCGATTCGTGCAGCGCGCGAGTCCGCATAAGGGGAACGACATGGACAACCAATTCGACGTTGAGCAGTACCGCGCGCAACTCGACGCGCTCATCACGACCGCGCAGCAGCACCTCATGCTGATCGCGCAGGGCCAGTTCAATCCGCGCGTGGCGCTGACAATCGAGGTGCCGGGCCGTAAGCCGACCGAGGACGAGGCGCTGGTGATGGAGGCGTACGACTTCGGTCGTTTCTCCGCTGCCGCAATCGGCCTAATCGGCATGCCCGAGAAGCTGCGCGAGGCGCTGTGTCGCGTGCTGGAACAGCATTACACCGAACTGTACAGTGCAGCGGGCCGTGTCGTCGATGGCGCCGACAAAGGTCTGTGCCGGGACGAAGGGTGCCCACATCACGGCACGCCGCACGTCTGCCTGAATCTGTCGGACGAGGATCGCGAAAAGCTGCTCGATGCGATCACGCCGGGCCAAGATCCGGTTTCGCTCGCAGCGCCGCGCGACAAGTCGTTCCGCAAAACCGTGCTTGCGTCGCAGCGTAAGGTAACGCCGGAATACTATGCGAACACGATCTACGTCGTTGCGACCGACGGTTACGGCAAGCCGGTCGTGTACGGCACGCGCTCGACGTTCACGCCGCACGAAGATGAACTCGTGATGACAGCCGCTCTTGAATTCGAGCAGGCCAAGCGCCTTCGCAACGTCGAGATCCCGGCACACAAGGTCGGCCAGTTGTGGATGACAACGTTGCCGCCAGTCGTCATTAGCCATGACTTCTACACCCACCGCGACTCGTGGCGCAAGGCCGTCGAAGAGCGCATCAAAGAAATGGCGTACACCGGCATGAACGACGCGGATGACCGTGCGTATTGGGAGCACGAGTTGGAAGCGTTCGACCGCACGTTCGCCACGCTGCCGCCCGAATCGAAGGATCTGCGCATCTTCGTCCCTGAAGTGCTGCGCAACCGCGTGCTGGCGGAAACCACCATCCAGGCGCAGAAGATCGCGGGCGACGCGGATCTGCTGGCATCACTGAATGCGCTCGTCACCGACAAGCGCAATGCGGCGGTCGCCATCTATGGTCGCGACGACGGTGTGCGCATCGAAATTCTCCCGCGCGACGGTGGCGCGTCGAATGCGCGCGAATACCTCTCGACCAGCTTCCACCAGGCCATCGGTATCGCGGCCGAGAAGGAAGGCGACAAATCGTGATCTCTACCATGCACCCCGTACCGTACGGCGCGACGACGCACATCACCGCGCCGAATACGATTCCGCCGATCACGCACGAATTGGGTCGGCATTGGGATCAACCCGACACGGACAACTTCGTGATCGACGACACGCATGTGATGATGACGCGTCGCGACTTCGAGCAACTGGCCGAGTACAGCACCACCAATCCGAGCGGCGCGTATGAGGGCAAGTGCTGGAAGGCGCAAACCTACGTCAAGGACGACAAGTGGTATCCGAGCGGGCCGTGGGTTCTGCGGTGGTTCGGCGTGTCCACCAAGGGGCCAGGGTACGTCAGCAACAACGAGCGCATCATCCTCATCATCGACTAAAACTACAAAACCTGAAAGAGAACAAAAATGAATAAAGCATCGGTAAGCCTTCTTCTGATCGGCGGCCCTGGCGACGCCATGATCTACTCAATCGACGCGACGATGCGCCAGTTCGAGTTCGTCGAGTCTCCACGCATGGCACCTGCGGCACCCGGCGAGGCTGTGAGGTACGAGCGCGTCGCGTACGCGATTATTCCTATCTACGGCAAGCACCACGAGGTATTCCGCGTCGGCGTTCGCACCATGAACGAGTGCCCGCTGCTGGCCCTGCTGACCAACTACCGCACCCCCAAAGGCGACGACGGCGACGAGTGGGCAGCGCAGAACCACGTCACGCTGATCGGCGGCGATGGTGACGGCTGCCACGTCCACGTCCCGTTCAGCATCGAAACGGTAACGCTCGCTTTCGGCACGTATCATGTCGAGCAAGTCAGCCACAACGGCAACACGTACCGCGTCGGCCTGGCTGACCCGAACGCATGCCCGTTCAAGGCGCTGATGCTCGGCTACCGCAAGGAATAGCCATGAACCCGTACAGCGGCGTGGCAGTCCTGGCACGCGCGGTGAAGTGCAGAATTCCAGGCGTAAGTGATGCCGAGGCGCGTGCAATCGCCAAGGCGCAAATCCGAGCAAGACTGAAACGAGAGAAGAAGGGGAAGAAGAAATGATCCGCAGGCCAGTACAAATCGCGGTCGATAGCAGCGACAGCAAGCTATACGCGATCTGCAACGACGGTACGATCTGGCAGTTCGACAGCTACGCGCGCTGGGTCGAAATGCCGATGATCCCGCAGGACGAATCTAAGGATGAAGTTCCGCGCGTTGTCGGCAAGCTGAAGGAAGTCGAGAATTGGGCGGAACGCACCGCAATGTCGTCGAGCGATGTTCGCAGTAAGCTCGGCCGCTTCGTCCTCGACATGCTGCGCAACGGCGTCAAGCCGAAGCAGTAACAACCACGATAACTAGGGAGAACAACAAAAATGGAATTCCTCGCACGCCTCATCGGCAGCATCGTCATCATGCCCGCGATTCGTGATCGCCTCATCGCCATCGCGCAGCGCGACCCTGACGACCACATCATGTCGGCGGATAAAAGCCAGGTCTACATGTACCGCTACTGGCTGTTCAACAAAATCACGATGGCGAAAGAAGGCGAATCGACTGTCACCGGCAAGCGCAAGTACCGCTTCATTCCGTTCTCGCTGCGCATCCACCATATCGTCATGCCGGATCTCGACCGGCACCTGCACGACCATCCGTTCAACGCGCGTACGTGGATTCTGAAGGGCGGCTACGACGAAGTGCGCCTCAGTGAGCCGCTTACGCTGTTCGACGACCGCGCCATGTTCGAGTACACGCGCCTGGTGGGCGACACCACGACGCTCGGCTTCGACAAGTACCACCGCATCACGAAGCTGCACGGCGGTGAGGCATGGACACTGTTCATGTTCGGTCGCTACCTCGGGCCGTGGGGCTTCATGGTCAACAGCCGCAAGATGCTGCGCAGGGACTACGCTGAGAAGTATCAGAGCGATTCGCCGCAGCGCCGCGCCGACGACAATCGGCTCGGTGCAGTCAGGACCGACGTGAACTAAGCGCAGCATGCAGGCGCTAAGTTTTGAATCACCGCAGTCGCGCGAGACGATAGGCCGGATATTGGCCTACCTGATCGGGCGACCGCTGCACGGCGCGACACAGCAGCAAGTCGCGGACATGCTTGAAGTGAGTCTGCAAACCGCGAACCGCTTCATGCAGCATCTTGTGGGCAAAGGCCGAATCCACATCGCCATCAAGGCGCAGGCACTCGGTCGCAACTCGCCCGCTGTTTATAAGTACGGGCCGCCGACGGTTACTGTTATCCCGAAGTGGTGCATCTATAAAGACCTACCGCTCGCCTTCTTCCGAAGCAGCGGTTCCAAACCTAAAAGGAAGAGAAAAGTGAATACGACTAAAATGACCGACTGGTGCGAGATCAAGGACCAAGACCCGCCGAAGAATGGCGCGTGGGAGTGCAAGATGGTCGGCTCGCTGGCAGAGAAGAACGCTGACGGCACCGACAAGACTCACAAGCGTTGGTTCGACAACGGTAGCTGGTCCTGGCCGCTGCAACCTGAACACGAGCGCGAGGACGGATTCGTGAAGCCGCACGAGGACTACTTCATCGACCCCGATCTCACGCCGAACTTCGCGTGGCGCGGCTTCACCGACGATCAGGAACCGCTGTAATCCGGTGGCAGGGCTAGTCCCTGCCGTATCATTCACACCCTTCTTAATTACGGAAACAAGAAACATGGAAAAGAAACCCCGAGGGCTCCCAAGCGTCAAAGGGCTCGCGAACATCGGCGCGCTGTTGGGCCGTGGCGATCTGCCGCAGCAGCCGCCGCGAGAGCCGAAGCGCGAGCGTCGCACGCAAGAGCAGATCTACGAGCGCACGATGGAGAAGGTCAGCGCCTCGCTGTCAAGCATGCCTACCATGGCGGCAACGCATGTGAACCTCATTCAGAACTACGTGCGTGCCGCCGTGCGTGAAGCCTACAACCTCGGCCATGCCGACGCGCTCGAACAGAACGGCGCGGTCGAGGCGCTGCTTGAACAGCAGTACCAGGCTCGCACGAAGCTGACCATGCCCGCCGTCGTCGCCGCCGTCATGGAGCAGCAGGGCTTGTCGTCTATGACGTTGGATCTCGCGCACATGGCTACGGTGTTCAAGCGCAACGAGATCAAGTACACGATCACCGACGAGGACGTGATCGAGTACACGATGCGACCAGTAGGGGACTGACCATGAAGAAACCGATAGCGTGGATCATCGAACCTGCGAAGGGCGGCGATCCGTACCTCACGCTGAAAGAAGATGTCGCTAACAAGCGGCGCGAGAAGGGCGACTACGTGACCGAGTACGTGTCGCAAAAGCCCGAAACCCAAGACGAAGAGGAAGAACTTTGAAAAATAAACTCATCAAGGCGTTCATGCCGTTCGCCACCACGGCCGCCCTGTACGACTGGTGTGGCCGCGCTGCGCGCAATCCTGAAAAGACCGCCGACGCGATTGAGCACTTCATCGCGAAAGATCCGGCAGCTACAACATGGTCGAGCATGGGCTTCGTTGGGCCGGTCGATGAAGGCCGCTACGTCCACGATCTCGACGGCACCGCGCGGCTCATGGTCGTGCAGTTCAACGAGCGCAAGCTGCCCGCGTCGGTGCGCGACGAGAAGATCTCGACCCGCTACGCGGAACTGACCGAGAAGGGCAGCCGCAAGCTCAACAAGCAGGAATACGCGCAACTGCGCGAGGATGTTGAGAACTCGCTGCTGCCGCAGGCGTTCATCGTGCGCAGCACTGTGCCGGTCCTCGTGTTCAAGGATCGCATCATGATCTGCTCGACGAGCGCGAAGAAGGTCGAGAGCGTGCTGCACTTCCTCAACCGCCTGGCCGAAGCGCGCAACATCAAGTTCGAGTTCATCGACATCAAGACCGCAGTCTCGCCGGGCTACATCTTGGCCGAGTTGGCGCGCAACACCACGCTCGGCATCGACGACGATGGCACCGCGCTCCACGCCGGGAAGAAGGGCAAGTTCAAGGGCGAGGACAAGCGCACGATCAGCGTGTCCGAACGCGACGTGTCGAGCGAAGAAGTGCAGAAGGTCATGGCGACCGGCACCTACAACGTCGTCGAACTGGCGATGTCGTACGTCGTGCTCGACGACGCTGTGGCCGACTTCACGCTTACCGACAAGTTCGTGTTCAAGGGTGTGAAGCTGTCCGATGTGACGATTACCGGGATCGGCAATGACACCGACGATCTGCACGCGACGTACTGGCTGCTCGCCAAGACGTTCAAGCAGATCCTCGACGGCGTGACCACCGTGCTCAATGAAGGTGAAGATCGTGACGGAAGCGACGAAGAACTCTAATCAGGTCGTCGAGTTGATCGAGAAGTTCGCCCGCCTGAAGGTGGGCGATTCGATCTTCGTTCCCGACGCGGAACCGGGCGACGTTGAATTCCTGCGCCGCCCGGCGCTGCGCGTAGGCTGCGGCATCAAGATCATGCGCGTCGAACTGGACGAGATCTATCAGCAGCCAGGCGTGCGGATCTGGCGCGAAGAGGGCTCGTTCGATGAACTCTAAATCGCTGCCGCCAGCCGTGCTCGATTCGCTTCGCAAACTGCTCGACGTGTGCGGCAAGCACAATGTCCCGCTGCACGCGCTGATCGAGAGCCCGAGCGGCCAGCGCGTCCGCGAAGCCGAGGAAGAATCGACCAGGCTACGCGCACAAGTCGAGCACCAGCGTCGCGTAATTGCGAAACTGGAATCCGATCTAGGGATAGATCAAGACTTGTGAAAAAGATTTGACACGGAAATTCCTTGTCGGTATATTCTCAACTCAGCAGTAACCACAACCAAAACGAAAGGACGCCAAAAATGGCAACCAAAAAGACCTCCGCTAACACCCTGGCCGCCGCGACGAGCAAAGACACGCTCGGTGTGCGCCGCTCATTCAAAGACGCAAAGCGCGCCGATCCGGTCCAGGCCAAGGTGATCGACAAGAAGCCGCTGAAGAAGGCGGACACGATTGCGAAGCACGAGGTCAAGAACGTCGGCCAACTGCGCACCGTCCTCGCTGACTACCCTTCAACCTGCAAGTTCGAGTTGGGCGCATTCGTCATCAACGTGCTGAACCTGCGCGGGCGTAAGGTGGCCGAGATCAGCCCGGCCGTGACCAAGTAATTCGCAGCACGCCGGGTCGCACGCGCGGCCCGGTTCTTTTTAACGGAGAGCACAATGCTCGATAACATTCTCAAATGCCTCATGATCGCCGCCGCGTTCAGCGTTGGAACGATGGCGTCGCTTATCGGTGGCCTGTGGTCGCGACCATCGTTCCCTGCCGCGTACGTCACCCTCTGCGGCGTCCTGCTGCTCATGGGTGCTGTGCGTGTCACCTCTTATGTCGTGCGCGACGACGACGAGTTCACTCGACTCTGGATCGTTGCGCTTGTCGCGGTGGTCGCTGTGGCGCTTGTGATCGCATACCTGATCGCGGGCGAGGTATTCAAGTTCAAAGGATTCTGAAATGGGAATCGAAACTATCAGCGTGACGTTCACGCGCGACCAACTCGGCGGAAAAGGCAACCCGAAATTCAACCTATTCATGTCCGGCGTGGGTATCGTCAAGAGCCTGCTCGAAAAGCGCATTCCGGCAATCGGCATCGACGGCGTGATTCTCGTCGAGCGCGGCGAACTGACCATCCGGCACGAGGACGGCCTGGACGGCGACGAGTGGACGTACACGTTCGTCGGTGAGCCGATCATGAAAGAGTTGATGCCCGAGGTGCGCAAGCCCGGCTTCGGCTTGTCCCTGCAAGGCCCAACCCTGCGCGAGCGCGAAGCAGCAATGCGCGCGAAGCTGGTCGATGACGAAGAACTGTGAGGACGCCATGAGTGAAACGATTAAAGTGAAAGACGAGAGCGACGACGCGATGGTTACGCTCGACGCCAATGCGCGCGTCACCTTCGTCGACATCAACACGATTCAGGTTGAACGTAAAGGGGAATATCCGAAGTCGCACATCATCGGCATCGACGGCGTGCGCCGCGTGCGTAGCTGGCTGGCGCAGAACGGACTCAGCCGTTACGACAGGACCATCTTCAACGTCATCGACAGCATGAGCGGCGTGCCGTACCAACTCGTGTACGAGTCGATCCGGCGCATCGAGTGGGAACCAGGCCCGCTCGACAAGCTGAATCGCAAGGCGGTCGTGTATTACAAGGCCGGTTCGATCCTGAAGTTCAACCTGAAGAACGCGGACGCGGACGCCGTGGTTGGCTGGATGATGCGCAACGGCGCGGTACACGGCCAGGTGCCAGAGCGCCGCCTGCGCCCGGCGCGCATGCGTGTCAACGTGCCCGCAGGCTTCAAGCTTGTGCCGGAAAAGCCGACCCCGGAATGGATCGAGGCGATCCTGAAGGTCGCAACGCCGGAATGGATCGAGGCCGCACTTGCGCGATGCGGCGACGAGCAGAGGAAGCAAATCGCATTCAGCCTCTCCACGATCCTCGACGCAGCACCCCCGCCGCCTGACTCGCTGGTTGGCTTCTACGACGGCCCGCTCGGCGCACCGTATGCCGGTGACCCACTGGACGACAGCGGCATTGTGCGCGTTTCCCTGAACGGTGGCGCAGAATGAATCGCCTCGAAGAAGTGACACGAGCAGCGGCCCGCATCATCGGAATGGACTTGACCGCGTTCGAGTGGTCGGAGACTTCGCACGGCCTTATCCGCGTGGATCGCAGCGTCGTTCCGCCCGACGTGATCGCGACGTTCCGCCCGCTCGCAAATCCGGCCGATGCGCTGATCCTCGAATCAGCACTGTTGATGGGCGCGCGCTACGAAATGCTTACCTCGAAGTCAATGGCGATCTTCATGTCTAGCGCAGATCCACGTTTCAAGGAACTCGGCTACATGAAGAGCGCGCCTGCCGACGATAAGGCCGCATTGCTGCATGCGCGCATGGTCGCCGCCACCACGTTCGCCGGGCTGTGCGATCTCGCGGAGAACGGCCATGTCGCAGGCTGACGACGACTTCACGATAAGGCATAGCACGTTGGGAGACATGATGCGACAAGTCGAACTGCCCGCCGAGATTGCGCTGAAGGTGCGGGAAGGGAGCATCGCCTACGCCGGGCGCGCGATGGCGTGCAAGGTGGCCGGGCAGGACGTTATCGTGATCGCCCCCAACATCGCACGCCTGGATGCGGTTTTCAATCACATTCAGGGCACTCTGCACGGCAGCAGCGCGTACACCGAAACGCTGCGCACCGACAGGTGCCCCGAGGTGGTCGTGCTGGCGAAGAGGGACACAACGCTCGACGAAGAACTGTAGTACCCGGCAGCGGGGATTCCGCTGCGCTTTTTAACGGAGAAGAAGATGGCAACAACAGGTGAACCGAAAGTGAAGAAGCCCCGCAAAACTCGCGGCAGCAAGCCGGGTCCGAAGCCTGGCGCAAAAGCTGCGCGCGAGGCAGCCGCAGCAGCGGGCAACAATGGTGGCGCACCGGCAGCAGATCCGCCTAAGCCGCCGAGCAAGGCGAATGGGGATCAGTCCATCAAGTTCAAGTTCGAGTTGAACGAGCGCGTGACGATAACGACCACGCAGGTTGTAGGCAAGGTGCGCGGTCGCGCGGAGCATGTGAATTCGCGCCTGCCGCGCTATCAGGTGGCGTACTCGGACAAGACCGGCCGCTTCTGCGAGGACTGGATCGACGAGGATCAGTTGCGGGAAGGTCCGCAGCGCCTTGCGCGCCGCGCGTCGGACTAGTAAAGAAAAAGGCCGGTGCGGATCTCTCCACACCGGCCAAGCACCTTCTCTTTTTAACGGAACGCTCATTGTAGCAGCGAGCGTTACGAGATCAAGTCACCCCCTTTCATCACCAGCCGCACAGCTTGCGGCCTGTCAGATTGTGCGCCAAGATCTGCTGCGCCGTGTCGTCCGAGATCACATCGTTCTTGCCAATGTAGATCGGCTTCGCGGTCGCGCAGAAGTCAGGAACGGTTGACGCCAGTGCCACCTGCGTTGGCGTTGGCGCTATCGTTCCGCATCCAGTCGCGGCGAAGCTGGTCAGCAGCGCCACCAGTAGGCAGCTTGCGAACTTCGACTTCCACATCATGAACCCCCTTGGCACCGGCACCAGCGCGCAGCGCCTCATCGTAGTTATGTTTCGCTTCAGCCGCGCGCCGTGCTTTGCGGCCACCGATTGCGTAGGCACCGACGAGGACCGCCAGAACGGCCAGGAACGTCAGCGCCCACGACTTCAACTTCTCGACGACGAACAGCGGCACCATCACGCCACCACGCCGGATTGATGCTTCTTGACCTGGCTGTACGCGATGAACGCCGCCAGGCCGATAGTGAGCACCGCGAATGCGATGCGCACGTAGCTGCCGGACGACAGGTGATCCTGCTGGCTGTCGATAGCATCCATCACCTGCGGCGCAACGTCCGCGATCTGCGCGACACCCAGGCCCGCCGTGCCGGTCGCGGCCACCGTCTCTTTCGTCACCGGCATGGCAGCGACGACAGCGGCGGTCTTGACTACGCCAGCGCGCTTCAGCGCCTCGTCGATCACGCTCATGTCGTACCACGAGTTCAACGTGGACTTCGGCCCGCGTCCGTTCTCGTGGAAGATGATCGCTTCGACCAGCGGGCGCAGGTGCTCGTAGCTGTGCAGGTTGAGCGGGTCATCGGCTTCGACATCGCACGAGTCGCACACGGCGTACACGTATTCGCGCGTGTCGTTCTCGACGCTCGGTGCCCAACGATGGATGATGCCGCGCACCGTGTTGATGTCGTACTTGTCCTGATAGTTGATGAGCAGGACTGCGAGAGCACGGATGCCCCACACCGCATCTTTGAATTCGCAGAAGCGTTGATCGGTGCGCTCACCGGAAGGGACAAGACCCTGCCATTTCGTGTTCTCGTGCCAGTCGATGTTGCCGGGATTGCGGTTGCGGATACCACGCGGAGTTGCGGTGCTCATTATCGGCTCCATTCACGAAGTTGGGATCGGGCGGCTTGCTGCGGACGGCGACCGAAGATCAAGTCGTTAAGCTGACCCTTGATCTCAGCGAGATCCTGCTTTACTTCTGCGCGCAGACTGCTGGTGCTCGCTACCTGCTCGGTCTTGAGAATGCCGATTGCCGACTCGGCCTTCTCGACACGGTTGGTGAGATTCGACACAGCATATTCGGTCGCCATCTGCTGTTGGCGCAGGTTGTAATACATCTGGAAGCCGGACGCCGAAGTAGTCGCAACCAAGACGATCAGCGAGATCATGGTCGGAATATTAACGGTGAGGTCTAGTTTCAATTTCGGCTCCCTTGGTGCGGTTCGTCGCTCTTGGCCGTCCCACTGGCTGTCGCCTGCCAGATCTTCGGGGAGGCCGTGTTGATCCGGCGCTGCTCTTTCATTACTCGATCCCTGTTCCATGATTTATCCCTCGTTTTGGATGAGGTATTGTTGATAAAAATTAAGCCGGGGAAATTATATCCCCGGCTTAACTTACGACATGGAAACAGTTACCACAGGTCGCGGACCTTTTCGTAGCGGAATTCCAACAAGACTTCGGTCGGGGATCACGACCACCTCGGCAACGCTCGGCGCGCTGATCTCCGACATGCCGAACTGTCCGGCCAGCGATGGGTCGCCAAGCACGCAAAACGCGCCCACAGCGCGCAAACGCAGTTCGGACAGGGGTATCAGCGGGTCGGGGAATTGCGCGTCTCCCAGGGCCGCAATTTCAGCCACTTGCAGGCTCGACACTTCGGATGCCGGAATCGCCGGGTCCGGCAGCGACGAATCACCGAGCGCAACCATCGTGACGAGCGCGGCAACTTCGGCGTCGGACTGCGGCAGCATCGAGTCGGGGAACTCGTCGGCCACGGCCATGTGCTGCACGATGCCGCAGGTGGTCACGTCCGATTGCGGGATAGTCGCGTCGATCCAACCTTCAGCGTCACCGATCACCAGGCTCTCGCTCATCGACGTGGACTTGACCGACGACACAGGCTCCCATCCGGCGCTGTCACGCATCATCACGAATTCCACAACCGAGTTCACGTCAGTCTCGTGGACTGGTGCCGGATACTCTGGTGCCGGGAAAGCGTCGCCCACGACAACCTGACTCGCAGCATTGAACACGTAGCGGCTCTGCGTCCTGAGCACGTCGGGCGGCAGCGTGACGCGGTGCTGCACGGTCAGCATGCGCAGCGATGCGGTGTGACGACCGATGCTCGGGTCGATCACTTCCCACGGCTTCGGCGTGTCGCGGTGAAGCGTGAACGAGAGTCGCGCCTGGCGCACGATCGCATAGCCGTGAACCGGGCCGACATCGCGCTTCATCACGGTCTGCTGCCGCAACGTCGCCGCGTTCCGGCCCATCGCGTACTGCGGCGCGTACGTGTCTCGGTGCTGGATGGTGAGCATCACGCCGCCTGCAACGTCGGCGGTAGAGCGCCATATCGGAGCGACGCGCGCCATGATCGCCTGCTGGCTGATAGCGGCGGAATGCTCGACGCCGAATGGCGCTGTCGTTGTCGGCGCACGGCGGATCACGGCCTGCTCGCTCAGTGAGCCCACGCGGTCGTCGATACCTGGCGGGACGACGTTGTGTCGCTGCACCGTCATCTGCACCAACCCGGCTGAGTCAACTTCCGAATACGGCGCGACGCGCGTAGCCTTCTGCACGGCATGCAGCACGAGCGTCGCAACGTCTGCGCTGGTCATCGACACGATCACTCGACGCGACAGCACGACAACCTGCCGCTGGCCGCCGACGCTGATCGGAGTGCGGATCTGCGACGCTGGCGTGGTGGCGCGATGAGACACGACCATCTGCCGCTGCGTCCTCGTGTACACCGCCGACACCGGGACATACACTTTGCCGCGAGACTGCACGATCTGCTCGCGGTAGGTGCCGACGCGCATGGTGCTCCACATCTGCGGCGCAGGCTTCGCCACGCGACGAAGCGCGGCCTGCATGCGCAGCGTTTGCGCGAAGCGCGTGCTTTTCGGCCAAGTGCGCAGGTTGCGCATCACCACATGCTCGCGCAGCGTCGGCACGATCTGCGGACTCTTCACGGCGGACGGCAGCGCCATCTTAGGGCGAAGCATGACTGCGGACTGCCGATACCCGGTGATGACGCGAGCCACCGACAGCGGATCGTCCACGCTGGCTAGCGTCTCACGCACGACAGCCGATGCCTTGATCGGCATTTCCTTAATCAGCACTTCGCGCACAATCGACGCGATGCCGCTGGTGTACGTTACGCCGTAGCCATCGCCGGTCAGCACCTCACGCGCCGCGCAGATAGCGTCAGCGAGGATCGTAATGCCGTAGCCGTCGCCGGTCAGGACTTCCCGCGAGGTGGCGATGACATCGGCAAAGATATCTTTACCCAGGCCATCGCCTGACACGCTTTCACGAACCGCAGAACTAACTCCAATTTGGTTCGCCACTGGAAGCCCTTTACGAAATTACGCGCATGCCGAATTGCGCGGCAGCGGCATCGCTTGGAGCCCACGGTGCGCTGGTCGTGGTGTCGAACGGCGCGATATTAACCGTCGTCTGATAACCAGACAAAGGGCCGAGTGTGACATCGGCGGCGGGCGCGGAGTACGTCATAAAGGTTCCAGCGTCACCGACAACAAGGAAGTCTCCGTTCGTCGTCTTGCATGCGCTGCGCAAATCGACCGTAGCGGCCGTCCTGAGCAGGTGGAAGTTGTTTGCGTCACGAGAAATGTGAATGTTCCCGGCAGCGCACATGGAAAGCTGAAGCGAACTGTCTGGATCAACGAAGCCGAAGTTGACGGTATTGTTCGGATTGTTTTGAGTCCCCCACGTCTGGTTAGCGAGAGCGGCCCAGGTGAGGCCATCGGACGAACGCCTACTGGCCGTGCCTAGCGATGCGTGTGTGACGAACGCATTTCCATCCCACGTCAACGTGCGATACGTGTTGCCGACCGCCAGCGTGCCGCAGGTGCGGACAGTCCAAGTCGCGCCGCCGTCGTCGCTCGTGACATACGTGTTCGTCGTCGTGGCCGCCGTATTCACATTGCTCATCACCATGAGGCGACCTTGAGCGCCGATGGTTGGAGCAAACGCAGACGCCATCATGTTCTGCGCGAGCGGCGTCACCTTCGTCCACGACGCGGCGAGTTCCGGCGCTGCACCAGCGGTAGTCATGAGGATGGTGCCAGCCGCGCCGACAGCGATGAAGCGACCGTTCGGCAGCACGGCAACATGGTTGATAGCCGACGCGTTGCTTGCCGGTGTGATGATGACAGGGTTATCGGAGCCTGGCGTGAGGACGCCCAGCTTGCCATCGCTGCGCCCGATGACGCCGTAGCCGTCAGTGCGGAACGCGATGGCGTTGTTGGATACCGCACCGCCGTCGTCGGCAATCTGCACCCATGCGCTACCTGCTGCCGCGTTCTGCGAGTTCGAGTACAACGAGATCGAGGCACCGACCGCGAAGATCTTGCTGTCGGTCGGACGGCGCGCAATGCCCTTCAGGTCGCGGCCTGAGAACGAGGTCTGCACTCGCCACTCGCGCGCTCGCGGGGTCGAAATCTCGACACCGTTCTTCGAGCGGATAACCGGGCGCAGCGCGTGCGGATTCGATTCGAGGTTAGCAACCAGGGTTTTCGTCACAACCGCATGCACCAGCTTCGCGGTGCTAGTGGTGTTGTCGGTGGTCGAGTACACGTCCTGATCCCCAACGTTAAGGCTTTGCAGCGTGTACGTCGGATTGTCAACGAGGTTCTGCCCGGCGACCGCCGCGTTGCTCGCGAAGCCGGATGGCCGCGTGAACTGCGTCGATACGTCGGCGTCAGGCCGCTTACCGATGACGCGCGTGGTTGCACCGAGTCGCACGTTCGGCGTGACGGCATCTTCGCAGAGGTTGTACCAGTTGCCGAACGACCAGCGGCCAGCAGCGCCAGTTAGGTTGGTCCCAGGTGCCGTCAACGTGTTCTGCTCGACCACGATGGCGATACTCTCGGTATTCAACGGCACGTTCGCCTTTTGCAGCACCAGGGTGTCGTCGATCCACACGCGCACATCGTCGCCGCTAATGCGGTATTCGATGTAGTTCATGCGGCCGGGTGTGAGCGCCTTCGAGCTTTGCGCCGCGTCGGTGTACCACTTGATGAGAAGGTCGGCGGTGATCCTGAAGATCTCGTTCGTCGGCTGACCTATGGCGCTATCCCACGCCGCATCGGACGCAGAGGTGGCGAGGAAACGAATAATCTTCGTCGTAGTCGCGCCCATCTTCACGAACTCGGGTGGAATGAACAGGCTGAAGCCGCCAACGACTACCTCGTTCACCACCGGCAGGATCTTGCGAATGCCTGCGGCGACGATGCCGTTGGTGAACGCGCCGAGCGACAGGAACAGCGCGTTGCGCTCGGGGTTAATGGCGTCAGGTCGCACCGCGAAACCAGTCGTCGCAGCGGAAGGCATCGACACCTGATAACCTGCGCGGGCCAGGTTAGCGGCGACGGCGGAACGCTGGTTGTTGTTCGCTGTCGTGTTCGTGTCGTCAGTGCTGTTCACCGCCTCGAAGGCGATGAAGGATTCGGTACTCAAGAGCATGCTCGATCTCCCTTAGCGCGCGACGATGCCGAAGTTCGACGACTCGACGAGGTTCTGCGTCCACGCGACGCCACCAGGCGCTTGTTCGTAAATGGTCTGCTTGTAGGCGAACGCGGTATCCAGCGGCACCTGCGTTTCAACGTCGCCGCCAGCGGTGCTAATCAGCATGCCGAGGCTGCGGTTGTCGAGGTCGCCCTTGCGCGCGTACGACGTGAGCGCAACAGCGAAGATCGTGTTCGCATTTGGGAGCACCTGATTCGACGCGAACTTGTCCACCTTGCCGTCCACGTTGGCTTGCAGGTACGGCGCGTTCGCAGCGCCAGGCGACAGTTGCGACAGGATCGAGTAGTGCGTGCCGGTGGAGCCGACCGGCGTCCACTGAGTCGTCACGTCGGCGGTCGGTGCGCGCGTGATGATCTGCACCGGGCCGAGGCGCGCGTTGTTCGTGCCGCCGCTGTTGTCGAGAATGTACACGTCGTCGATCTCGATGGTGGCCGCGCTTGCCGACGCCGCCGACACGCCCCAGGTGATCGTGTACGCGCTGCCGACGCCGCCCGGCAGATCGACGCTGAGTTGAAGCGTGTCGTTCGCATACACGTTCACCTTGTTGGCTACCTTGTCCACCTCGATCTCGATGTACCACCAGGCGTTCAGGATAATCACATCATTGCCGAGCACTGCGCCAACTTTCATCTTGCCGGTGGTGGTGTCCCAATCGAGGTCGATCACGCCAGCGATACGCGCGAAGCGAATGCGCGACGTGTTGCCACGGAACGAGAAACCGAACACCACGCGCGACGCCGCGCTGTTCACGGTGCGGCTGAACGACGGCGGCGTGGAGCCGCCAGCCGGAATCGTCATCTTCAGGTCGAGCGAGCCGGTGTCCTGGCCGTCCGCGATGTTGAAGGTGGTGTTGGTGGCGTTGTTCACGACGTAACCAGCGGCTTGCAGGTATGACGTGATGTTCACGGCAGTCTCGGTCTTGGCCGCGTAGTGGTCGAAGCCATCGGTAAAGAGCAGCATTTCAGGTTCCCTTCTGTTTTGTTATGGGCGGACGGTGATACCGAACGGCGTAGATACTACATTGTTGGCGTCCCATGCCACGTCGCCGGGCGCTTTCTCGAACAGCGCGACGCTGTACTCCATCGTCGTCGAGAGTACGGTGTCGATCACTTCTGTCTGGTTGCCCGGTGCGCCGACGACCAGGCCAAGCTGGCGGTTGTCGAGGTCGGACTTCTGCGCGAGCGCGATCACGCCAACCGCGATGATCGGCGCACTCGCCGTTCCTGCACCAGGGGGCAGCGCGGTATCCGACGAGTAGAGATCCTGTTCGCCGGACGTTGCGGAGCGCACGTAGCTATCGGTGGACGGCGGCAGCATGCCTACGAGCGGCCAGTGCGGGCCGGACTCGGAAGCGTCCCAATTTGCGGACACGTCGGCGGTCGGCAGGCGCAGCGGAATCGAGATCGGCTTCAGGCGCGAGGTGAGAGTCGATCCGCCAGTGATATCGCTATCGAGCAGATAAAGGTCGTCGATGCGCGCCACAGCGCCGTTCTCCGCTTCCCAGGTCAGCGTGTACGTGGTCATACCCATACCTGCGGCCGGGAGATCGGCGGTGATGTCCAATGTGTCGTTCACGTACAGGCGGATCTTGTTCGCCTGCTTGTCGATCTCGACCTCGTAGTAGTACCAGGTGTTTCGGATCGGGACACTTGCGCCGCGCACGCCAAGGATCTCGATGCCAGCGGGCCAGTCCATGTTGAGCAGATCCTTGATCGCGAAGATGCGACCGCGCGCCGTGGCGCGATGTGCGAAGCCGATGACCACCTTGCTCTCCACCGAAGTGAGAGTGCGCGACACGGTAGTTGGCGGTGCCAGCGACACGTAGATCGTTGCCGTCGAGTTGATCTGCCCGCTGCGCGCGCCGACCAGGCACCAGCCGACTTGAGCGCCGCTCGACGTGTTGATGTCGAAGATGGCGTTGGTTCCTGCGCCAGTGAACGCGGGCTTGACCCATGTTGCGGTGTCGTCGCTCATCCAGAGGTTCGCGCTTTCACCGCCAGCGATCCAGCGACCGTCCGACACCTCGATACAGCGCAGCGTGTCGGTCGCAATAGCCAGCGCAGCCACGGCCCAATTGATACCCTTATCGACGCTGCGGCGAATGTCCTTGTTGGCCGTTGCCAGCCACGTTCCGTTCTGGTACGCGATGTCGTTCACGTCAACGGCTGCGCCAAACGCACGGTCGGTGAACGTCAGGCCGGTGTCGGACGTGAGAAGCTGCCCGCTAAGGCCACCGACCATCCAGCAGTCGCCATACGCTACGCACAAGTTACCTCGCGTGCCGGGATTCTCGGTGACGAGCGCCCACGACATGCCGTCGTCGTCGGACACGATGATCGCGCCGCTCGCGCCATTCGAGCCAACGGCAAGCCAGCGGTTGCCGCTGCACGCCACGTCCGTGAAGTTGATCGTCGGGTTAGGTGATGCACGCGGCACCCACGTCTGACCGTCAGTCGAGCGCAGGATCGTGCCGCCGTCGCCAACCGCGATGAACGTATCGGCGTTGCAGTCGATACCGCGCATGGTCTTGTTCGTGCCGAGCACTAGGGCCGCCCAATTGATACCGTCAGCGGTCGTGGTGGCAGTGCCGCCGTCACCAACAGCGACCAGGCGGCCTTGCGTGTTACCGGCGACAGAGTTCAGGTTGGCCTTGATCGTATTCGTGCGAGCGGACCACGACTGTCCGGCAGCACCGGCAGATACTTGCAGTTCGAGCGCGTACGTGCCCGCCTTGCGACCGTCACCGATAGCGAGCCCGTTGGTGACGCTGTAGCCCGCCGAGTTGAGCGACGTGAGAAGCGCCTGGCTGGACTGACCTTGAAACTGGTCGAAGCCGTCAATGTGTCGAAGCATGGATGATTCCCTTTCAGATTGGCGATACGTTGATGCCGAAGTCCGCAGCGGTAATACCGGCCACGGTGTCGTTGATGTTTTTGTCGAAGCACACGTACTGCGTCGCCCAATCGGTCGGAACGACGCGCACGCCTTGCCGCAGTTCCGCGCCAACCTGGCCGCCCACGAACACGCCAAGCTGCGCGATGAATTCTGGCGACCGACGTGCCATCACTATGACGCCGGTAGCGAGTACAGGGTTGGCGTTGTTGAGCGGCTTCCATGAAGTGAAGCGATCCTCGGCACCTATCACGTCCGACGCAACGTAGAGGTCAAGTGGCTGCGTCGGCTGCATGGACAGAGCCTCGGAGTGGGTCTTGCTCGCTTCGGCGGCAAACCACTGCACGTTCTTGTCGAATGTCGGGAAGCGCGTCGTCACCGTGATCGGAGTCATACGCGGGCCATCATTGGCGTAGAAGTCGTCGTAAGTCTTTACCGCATTGTCCGCTGGCGGCGGCACCACGTCGCTGTAGAACTTCGGGTCCATGTAGCCGAGGTTCACGATCACGGCCTGCTCGCTCGGCACATAACCGAGATCGTACGAACAGTCCAGGCGGTTGTTGATGTACAGGTACACGCGGCCAGTGGCCCGGTCGATCTCAAGCTCGTAGTAGTACCAGCGACTAGTCGTGGGCAGCGCGTTCCCCACGCTGTCGTTGATGTACGGTGAGCCGTTCGCCGGATCGAGCCGCAACAGAACTCGCGTTTGTCCGATGTTCAACCAGGCGACAGAGCCGCGCTGAGTGAAGCGATGGCAGAAGCCAACCGAGAACTTGCCGCTGTTCCAGGGAAATTCGCGAGTGAGCGCAGCTTGCGATGCCGAGATAGCCGCACTGCCGCTCGGCCCACGGCCTGCAACCACCGCCCACATGCCAGCGGGATCGTAGCCAGCGCGAACGAACGCGTCGTCGAGAGATTCGTCTTTGAATTGCTCGAAGCCGTCGAAGTGAATTGTCAATTTATCCCCCGTTGTTTTGCAGCAGAAGGCGCAGCGTGAACGAATAATTCTGAAAGCCGGGCGCGGGCGCGGTTGGCATGTGAACCGTGAGCAGATCGCCAGCAGCGAAGGGCTTGTTTCCGACCACGGTATTTGTCGCGCGCACACTGCTAGGATCGAACACGATTGTACCAATCTCACCACCATTCCTCTTCAGCGTCAGCCGGTGAATCGAGGAAGGCGACGCCATGCAGCGACCCGTAGATCCGACCGCTTTATCCGGCAGCGTCATCGCCTCGGGCACCGCAAACACGAGCAGAACGTCCTCCGGTTCTGCCTCGTAGCCGACCGACACCGACACGTCGTAGCGCGACCCGAGCGGCGGCGGCGTGGTTATGTCGTCCTGAGATTCGTCGATCCAGGCGTTACCCTCGAACCAGACCCACGAGGCCGGATTCGCAAGGCGCACGCGCACGCCCCTGGTCGGAGTGCAGAAGATCCATTCCGTCGTCCCGCCGTCGTAGGTGTCTCCGACGTACACGGCCAGGGCGTTCTCGTGACCCTGCCACGCCATAGTTGCGCCGACGCCGACGATGTAGGTATCGCCCACGGTCAGCCCGTTGATTGGCGGCGTCGTCTCGGTCATCGAGATTGCGTACGGATGCGAGAGCATGTCCAGCTTGAGGAAGTTGCCGGATACCGGATCTCCCCACCAGTCTTCGCCGCGCAGCCATCCGTAAGATAGTTTCAGTCGTGCTGATTCGTGTCTTGGCATTTCATTAATCCCCTGTATTGTCTTTCGTGTATGCGTCCCAATGGCGGTCCCAATTCAGATCCCAATGATGCGCCAGTTCAGGGTTCGGATCTTCTGGATCTGGCACTGGTGGCGGGTCAATCGGATCGGGCCAATCTGGCGGCACGTCGGGCGGTGGTGGCCCATTGCCGCCTGGTGGTGGTGGATTATCGCTCCCGCCAGGCGTGCCATTGCCGCCACCGTTGCCGGGCGGGAGTTGGCCGCCGCCAGGTGGACGCCCCGGTGGACAAGCGGGTGCCGGAAGTGAGATCGGAATAACGTAGTTCTGCCACGACGCGAATCCATCGCGGATCGCTTCGAGCACCAGGCCGACAGTGACGTGGCCGCATATCTTGAGCAGCGTGCCAGAACGGTAGCCGTCAGCCTGCGCCATCGCGTAGGTGTACAGGAACGATTCGCCGTCCACGGTTTGATTGCGCACGGTGACCTTGCGCGACACCTTCGCGGTGTAGTCGTAGAAGCTCAACGTGATCGACAGGCGATACTTCTGCCCGGCTTCCGGCACGCGAGTCGGTGCGTGGTGATCGACCGCCTGCGCGCCCTGCGTGTCGCGGTTGCGGTGGACCCATGTGATGCGCGTGTCCTGATTCGGCGCGACGATGCAGCCCTTGAACCACGGCAGGCCGTTCACGAGCACTTCGCCCGGCGCGTACGGCCGCTCAACGCGGTGCGCCATCACAAGCTGATCGCTCGGTACGGTGTTGATATCGAGCGGTGGGCCGTACACTGCCGGGACCATCTTCACCTCGGCCGCGTTACCAAGCTCCGTGACTTTAACTCTATCGAGCGTGTAGGTGCCCCATGTGTACGGGTAAGCGGTGGGATCGTTGCCCGCAGCCGCATCGAAGAACCACACGCGCGCACCGCTGTAATGCTTGGTCGGCACCGTGTCGTAGCAGCCGCGAGCGATGGTGTACGAGTCGGAGCCGAGCGCGTCAATGCGAATGATCTCCGTGTCCACGAGTGCGACCTGGCCGACCCGCACGTTCGACAGCGGCACGCCATCTGTGAACGAGGTATTGCCGATCACGAGGTTCGTGTCGAGGTAGTCGAGTTGCGCGCCAAGCGTGAGCCAAGGCGTGAACTCAGGATCGACGCGATGCTCGAACGTCCTGAGCCAGCCACTACCACGCGGCCAGTCGTAGCGCGACCAGATCGAATGCGCGTCGGTGAGTCGGTCGGATGGGCGAGCGACCACGGTCACTAGCTTGGCCTTGCTCGCATCGTCTCCGCGCTTCGTGAGCAGTGCGTACGGTGCCTCGAACAGTCCACGGTCGAGCGGCGTGTAGAAGTTCGTCGCCTGGCCCACGCCCTCACGCAGACTCGCGACGAACACGCCATGCACCGGACCCGAGTCAGCCATGATGTCGCCCTGCGCCGTGATATGCGCCAACTGGCCCGCAAAGATGCCGCTCGGTGGCGGGTAGTCCGAGCCGATGTCGTCGCCCTGTGCGGTGATCTGCGCAAGCTGTGCGGCCTTGATGAAGTAACCCTGCGTATCGACGTTGAACGGGATCGTGTAGCCCTGCCATGAATCGAAGCCGTCGCGCGTGGCGAACAGCGTCAACTTGCCGGGAACGAGTACACCAATCTCGGACGTGTGCGCGTTCAGGTCGGCCATAGCGCGGTCCCACGAGTAAGACCACGACGCCGCGACTCTCTTACCGTAGATGTCGGTCGAGTCCTTCATGATGTCGCTGTAGGTCGCGCGCAGCACGTTGTTCGCGTCGTACACGCGCATGGTGTAGGTGGTGCCAGGTTCGGGGCCGATGTCGGCAGCGTCGTGATCGACGAGTTGATCCGCCTCGATGATGCGGTCGCGGTAGTTCCATGTGAACACGAGCGGGCCACTGTCCGCCGACACGGTATGCTCGACCCACCAGCGGTCACCCTGCACGCGCACAGCGCCAGGTGGATACGGACGCACGAATCGGTAGTTGTACCTAACTACGTCAATCGTGCTGTCAGCCACGGCCAGTTTGCCGTCCGTCGTGAACGGCGAATACTTCACCGATTCGACTTCGCCTGCAACGTGTTCCACCGCGTCGCTGCCCATCACGTTCAGTTCGACGAACCAGATGAGAGATCCGGCTGCGTGCTGCGCTGGCACCGTGTCGGCGCACCCACGGCTCACGGTCACGCTGCCTTGCCCGACTTCCGTTACCACCATGAACTCTTCGTCCACCAGGGCGGCCATGCCGACGTGCAGCGAGTCGGTGCGCGGGAAGTTAGCCGCGCCGAGGATCAGCTTGTGATCGAGGTAGTCAACACCTTCAGCTAGTGAGGCGATAGGTGCGAATGACCACGGCAACGGGCATTCTCTGTAGTCGCTATTTGCCATAAATCGCTTATATCGTTTATTTGATTTATTTCGTTTATATCGTTTATACGGTTTATATTATTTATTCCGTTTATACGATTAACACGGATACGACGGCACGCGCAGCGGCACGACGTACGACTGAAACGACTTCAGGCCGTCGCGCACCGCCGAGATCTCGCAGTAGATCACGACCGTCCCGCACACTCCGGTCGCGCGGCCAGCGGCGTCACCGTCAGTCTGCGCATTGGCGTAGCTGTAGCTGTAGCTCGTACCGGCCACGTCGATCTGGCGCAGCAGGACTTGCGCGGGGCCGGGTAGAACGTAGTAGAAGCGCAGGCGACTCACCTGGCCGACTTCCGGCGCGATGTCCGCATCGACATGACTGACGATCTGTGCTGCCTGTGAGACGCGGTTGCGACGAGCCCACGAGAATGCGACGGCGGTGCCGAGCGTTGCCTGCACTTCCTCGAACCACGGACGCCCGTTCACGACGATCCGGCCAGGTGCGTACGGGAGACTCGCGCGGCCGGTGAACGTCACGGTATCCGTGGGCAGATCGTTCAGCGGGATCGCCGGGCCGTACACGCCGGGTCGGGTCTTGTAATCGACCGAGGTGCCGACGTTGCGGGCAAGTCCGTCGAATGCGTGCGCGCCGTCGAAGAACCAGGCGCGAGATCCGGCGATGTGCTGCGCCGGAATCGTGTCGCAGCAGCCGCGCAGAACTTCGATCTGCTTGTCGCCAATGATCCGCACAACCTTCACGATTTCGTCGTCGATCAGGGCCAGCTTACCGACCAGGGTTGGCGGCAGCGCCACGCCGTCATACAGCGACGACGAGCGCAGGTTCATGATCGTTTCGAGTTCGACCAGTTTCACGTCGAGCGTCAGCCAGGGCGTGTAATTCGAGGTCTGCGCGTACGCACCGTTAGCGATCAGGTCGAACGAGTCCGACATGCGATCAGCCGGGCGGGCCGCAACACCGATGCTGTAGTTGGCGTCGAACGTCAGACCCTTGATGGCGTTGGCGACGTAGAACGACTCGAACATGCGATGCTCGAACGCCAGGTAGTTCGAGTCCAGCGTGAAGGTAGGCACGAGCGAGAAGTCTCCGCGATATTCCTGAAACGACTCGATACCGTCGCGCACGGAAGTCAGTGTGTAGTACGGCGTCAGCACCTCGGTCGGGTTGCGCTGATCGTGCGTGGCCTGCGCACGCTGGTAGGTGAACGAGTCGCCATTGATGCCGACCTCTTCGCGTACCACGGTGTCGCTGATCGGGTCGTAGATGCGCAGCGTGTACGTGACGCCAGGCTCGGGTCCAACGCTTGCGTCGTCATGCCCGATAAGCTGGTCGGCTTGCAGCACGCGGTCACGGTGGACCCACGACAGATTGAGCATGGGTGTCGTGTCGTCGATGGTCGGATGATCGAACCAACGCAGGCCGTTCACCATGAGCTTTGCTGGCGGGTACGGGCGGGTGAAGCGCCAGTTGAACGTGACCGCTTCAGGTGCCACACTCTCCATCGGCACGCTGCCCGACCCGGTGTACGGCGAGAACTTCACGCCGATAGTCTCGCCCGCGCTCCACTCTTTCATGTCGCCGCCCACGCTGTCGAAGATCCAGACCAGCGAGTTGACGACGTGCGGCGCAGGGACCGTATCGGCGCAGCCACGCTTGACGGTGATGCTCGTGGTGCCGATGGCCGCGATGCTCATGATCTCGTCGTCAACCAAGGCAACCATGCCGACAGTGAGCGGCTGTGCGAAGCGGAAGCGCGTGAACGGGATATCGACGGACAGGTGGTCGAGCGCCGCGTCGAGCACGAGTGCGTTGGCGAACGCGCCACCGCCAGTTTTTACGTAATCAGAATTTGCCATATCAGTTGCCGCTCGGTGGGTACTCGTCGGAAGTAGGCTCGCTCGATTTCACGTAGAGCGTGTACCCGAGGGACACATCGGTTGGCTTCTCTGCCACGGTGCCGAGGAATCCAGCGTCATCGGCCAGGTCGGCACCACTGAGCATGAAGTACGGAACCTCGAATGCGCGATGGCGACCAAGTACCGGCTGCGTGATTGGCTTGTATTCGCTCGGTGGCTGCGTGCCGGTGAACGCCGCCTGCGGTAATCCAAACACGTCCTGCACAGCCGTGATCGTAACGATACCGTTCGTCAGCGTTCCGTCCTCGACGCGGCCAACGCGAACGATCATGTCGAGAATGCCGCGATTCACGTCGCGAATACGGAACACGTCGCCAGGCGCGATTTTCCACGCGCTGCGATCCATCTTGATCGTAAAGCGCCGCAGCGCAATTGCACTTACGCGGAGATCTCGCTGCGCGATACGCGCGGCCATTGCGTCGGTCGGAATGCCTGGATAGCTTTTCTTCGTCGAGTTGAACACGCCGCGCGACGCTTGCAACGATGCGAGGTTCTGCGCGTTCTTCGTGCGTGTCTCGCCGCTGACAGGATCGGTGTACTCGACCACCACCTCGTTGACAGCCGGGCCGAGGGAACTCACTTCGTTCTCGGTGATTTCGAGCAAGCCGCTGTTCGTGTCGTAGATCGGCAGCAGCGTTGCGTCGTAATCCTTGCGGATCAGCTTGAGCGTGATGAGGCTCGTCTGCCTGTCCGAGTACATCGTAGCGCCGATATGATCGAGCACGCTCTGCACGAACGATTCGAGCGAGTCGCGACGAGTCCAGCGCAGGCACAGGCCGAACCCTTCATCGAACAGCGTGTCGGCCGCCCGAGTGAACGACGCGTTGTCGAGCGCAGTTGACGGCAGACCGCGACCCCACTCGCGATTCGTCATGCACTCGTACAGGATATGCGCCGCGTTCATTGCGTTAATGTTCGGCGTGCTACTGGTTATGACTTCGAGGTACGTCGGCTCCCATCCACCTATGCCGCCGCCAGTATGCTCAATGCCGTTCGGGACCAGCTTCGTCGTCGTCACTGGATCTCCGAACAACGGGATCATCGCCTTCTCTGGATACCACGGCGCGTCGTCCTGCCAGCCTTTCGTGGTGCGACGCACGCGGAGCTTCCACGCTTTCGGATACGCGGAGTTCGATGAGATCTGTCCGTCGTAGAAGCACGTCGCCATGCGTCGGAAGCCGGGTAGCGCGTGTCCGAGCATCTTGACCAGGGCATCCGGCGCTTTCTGAGTCAACTCGCCCATCATGATCTTCAGCGTGCCGACGATGCCGCCTTCCGACTTGTCGCCACCGAACAGTTCCGGCTGATTGATCGTGATGTCGCCCGACTCGGTTTGGCTCCCACTCCACGCGATCTTGTCGCCAACCTTCACGGCCACGACCTCGTTGATCGGACCACGGCCGATGCCCATGTGGATGCCGAAGCTATACTTGTAGCCGGTGACTGGATTCCGGTTCTTCTTGAGAATAGCGCGGGTGCCGCGCCTGCCGGTGAGTAGTTCGTTTGCTGTACTACCGCCCATCGTCTGCCTCTTTCAGTTGTGCTTGTTCTTCTGCACGCGCCAGCGCGACCACCTGGTTACCGAAGTGGTCGCCAAGCTTTTCGAGCACTTCAGCGTCAACGCCATCCCTCAGAAATGCCGGATAGTCGAGATCGTGCCGCCTAAACCAGTCACGCGCACCGCTCGCGCAAAATCCCGCCTGGCGAATGTGGCGTACGCGAACGGTCGTCATTTCTTGCCCCCGCTCGCATGGATCTCATCGACGCGGTAGTTGCCGACAGCGAGCACCATCCAGTCGCCAGTCCAGCAATCACCGAAGATCACCGCCTGCGGAGTACCTTCGTCGGCCTGCGGGAAGTCGATGTCTTTGAATGCGGTTGCCTTCGCATCCTGCGGCTTCGGCGTCAGCGCAAGACTGATTAGGTACGATGCGACGAGTTGAAAAATCGCCCATCCGATATTCATGCTTCACACTCCCTAGTTTGGTCCCGTAGGATCAGAACACCGGATCACCGTCGAACGGCGATTTGCCTGGAAGATCAGGTACGCCGCCGAAGTTGTCCAAGTTGTCGAATTTTTTTGTGCAGTCATCCACCGTTCGGTTGCAACCGGGGTAGGCGGTAGCTGCGAGGCCGTAGTATAGCCCGTCGGTCATACCGAACATTTCACAGGCACCGCCGTCCTGCGATTCGATAGCCATGAATTCAGTGCCGCGAGTCGGGTGAGTCCATTCGATGAAGCCGCCGTCGAACGTACCTTTCGCAGCGTTCATTCCGTTGAAATAGACGGTGCTACCGACGACATCGGCCACGGTTACAGGGACGCCGTGTTCCGCCTTATCGACCTGGCAGGTAACGTCGTCGTACAGCGCGTATGGGCAATTGCGCTGCCACGCAAGCCGCAGGCCGTCGCGCCGCATCGAGGCGTTGATCGCGTCGCAGGTGAGAGTCGCTGTACCTGGCTGCGGCTGATTGACCTGAATCAGTTCTCCGACATACGCAAGAACGGCCTGTCCGTCACCCTCGTGGTAGTGGTAGATCTTGACCATGATCGCCTGCGACGGCGGGGTGCCGAAGAACATCTGTACCGGCGCGATGGTGTTGGGAGCCGTGATCGTAAGGCTGTCGGTCACCGCGTCTCCAGTCTGCTTCACGCCATCGTCCGAAATAGGCGAAGCCTTCCACGCGTAGCCGTCCACGCTCACGTCCATGTCTGACGACGTATAGCGCCAGGTGGCCGCGCCGAGGACGAAGGCGTACAGGAAGATTGGGCGGCCAGCGTTATCGCTAGTCTCGATTGCTGCGAACGTCATTGCGGAGTCCTCTTGTCGGTGAATTGGCGCAGTACCAGGGCGGTATCGACCACCACCTGATTGCTGCTCGGGTGGTGGATCTCGAACTGGTCTTGATCGAATCGCGTCTCGCACAGGAACGAGATACGCTTGAGATCGGACAGTTTAATCGACGGCAGCGGCGAGTCCAGCGTCAGCTTCTCGCCGGTAGTGCGCAGGCCGCTATGCAGCGCGTGCGCGTCGGTGATCGTGCGATACAGGGTCGGGGCGTCATGGAATTGAAACGCCAATTGAATTCGCACCGGCTGCGGGACTGCCATCGCGGCGCGGAATCCCTGGTCCTCGATCAGCAGATCAGAACCGGCAGCGATGTCGCCAAGCGGGTACACGTCGGCCATGAAGGTCGGGCACATGAACGTCTGCGAGCGACCGCGTGCGGCTTGCAGAAATTGCCTGTAGCTGTACGCGGCATTACGGCCGAACAAGCGCAGCCTCACCGACGTGGTGCTCGTTGTGTACTTGCCGTGATCGACCACGGAAGGAACGCTCGCCTGATTGTCCAGCGCGAACGACTTACGTGAGAACTCAACGTCGAGAGCCTGCACACGATCCACGGCGAAGTGGAACAGCGGCTCGCCGTTGTCGATCGAACCCCACGACGCGTCGATCTCGTACGGCTCGACGAGATCGAACAGCACTTGCGCCTGGCTCACGGTGTCCGTGATATTCGACATCTTTGGAGCCTGCGATTCGATGCGTGCCAGGCGCATAGGGTAAATGCGCGTGCCGACCGGCCATTTGCGCGGAGGTGGGAACGCCCACGAGAAGCGGCCTAGTTCAAGTTCACCGACTTGCAGAATGTCGTAGTCGCTCGGATCACCGTTGTTCACGAACACGAGGTCGCCCTTGCGGAACTCACGCATCGGCAGGGCGTCGAGAACCACGCCGGTCGCTTCCATGTCGATGCCGTCGATCATCTTCACCTGCTCGTGCCACAGCGGCAGCATGAACTGCGACGAGCCGACGCCGACGAAGAACGAGTCCATGCGGGCACGCTGCGCGCGCTGCCGCAGAAACGATGCCTCGAACGTGCGGCGAGCGTTGCGGCGAACCGAGCGACGCTGCTCGGCGTCAGTCTCGCTCGCCATCACGTCGGTCTGCCACACCAGGCGCTCGGTGATGCCGCTCTCCCAATTCGGCAGGATCGACCACACCGGCAGCTTGAATCGAATATCGTCGGTCTGCGGCAGATCCGCGTCATTGATGGAGCCGTCGTCCAGCAGCCAGTCGTCCTTCGACGATGCGTACACCACCTCGCCGTCACGCAGGATCACCAGCGTGAAGTAGCACGGTGTAAGCGCCGCAGGCGTATTCCGCAGCACCACGTCGAGGCGGAACTGGCCCTGCTGAATGTAGATGTCGTTGCGGGCGGCCTGACCGAGCACCGCCGACGCGATAACGCGCGTATCGAACTGCGTGGTGCCTAGCCAGAGCGTCGCCGCATCGTCGGCTTCCACGAGGAATGTGTACGTGCCTTCGGTGAAGTTGAAGTGGCGCGCGAAGTAGTAGGTGCCTTGGGGCGCAGCGCCGAGCGGATCAGCCACCGCGACGAGCTTTTCACCATACTCGCCGGGCGGGTCTTTGTCGAAGTCATAGGGTGTGCGGAGTGCCATAGTTATCGGAGCATTGCCTTGATGGTTGGGAGATTGTTCTTCAGGTGGACGAGCACGACCTTCTCACCTTCGGCGGACGCCATCGCCTGCGGAACCTGGCTGCGGTCGTCCACCAGCACGAACCGCTGCGAGCCACCGCCTTCAGCCGCACGCGCACCGCCGTTCAGGACGTGACGCGGATCGTCGCGGGTCAACACCTCTTCACCTTTTTGCAGCACGGCCGGAACCTCGTTCGGCGCGAAGCCAGCGATGCCGCCAGTGTGGTAGCGGATAGCGGCGCGCATCGACGACGCGGGCACCATGCGAGAGAAGGTCGGGGTCGAGCCAGCAATGCCGCCGTTGTGGTGACCGGCGAGCATCTGCGTAGCCGCGCCAGATACACCGCTGCCGAACATGGTGGAGTTGCTGAGAGCCTTGAGGATCATGGTGCGCAGGATCGCCGCAGCCAGGTCGCGCATGAGGCTCGCGAAGAACGTGCCTGCTGCTCGCAGCATGCCGTGGAAACCTTCAGCCACGCTCTGCTGCCCGTTGACTACCTTGGCGATGGATTCGGCCATTTGGTCGAACGCGGTGACGCCGTTCTGCGTGACCGATTGAACCAGCGTGGTTTCCCATTCCTTCGCGACGGCCACGTTCGCCTTCGATACGGTCAGCACACGACCAGCAGCCGCCTCGATCACGGCCAACTCTTCCGGCTTCATACCGCCCTTCTCGCGGACGATGGCGACGAAGTTCAACAGTTCTTGCGCCATGTACTGAATGCTGCCAGCGTACTTCGCCGTGGTGGCGTTGATCGCATCGACTTCCTGATTCGCATCGAGCTTGCCGATCTGTCTCTGCGTGTGGATCTTGTCCATTTCGCGTTGCTGCATTGCGAGCAGTTCGTTCATCTGCGCCTGCGCCGCGTTCATGTTCGTAACGGCCGCCTGCGCATCGGCGTTGTTCCGCGCCATGCCTTGCCGGATGGTGGACACGATCTCAGCGAAGCGCGTCGGGTCGAGCGCATTGGCATTGAACGCGGCGAACTTCAGCGCCGCTTGACCGGCAGCGTCGATTTCTGGAGCCCACGTCTTGACCTGTTCGCTAATCCGCTTTGCCGCCTCGGCATCGTCGATGAAGCCCATGTCATGCTCGGTCTTGATCGCGGCGATCTGGTTATTGAGGATGCCCTGCTTCTTGTTGTACTCGTCCAGCAGGACATTTGCCTCGTCGCGGATCGCGTTGGTCTTCTCGATCTCGGCGCGTTCAGTCTTGATCTTCTCCAGGCGCTTGTCGAATGCTGCCGCAGCAGCCGGATCGAGCGGGCGCAGCTTGGCGATCTCTTTATTCATTGCGTCGTACGCCTTCATCACGGCATCGACGCGGGCATCCATCCGTTTCTCGAACGGAATGTCGCGATCCTGCTTGGCTTCACTCTTCGCGATGTCGGCTTCAGCGGCCTTAACCTGCTCTTTGAGGTTTTCCATCAAGGTCGCGCGCTTCTTGGCTGCACTCTCACCCTGCTTGGCCTGCTCGTTGGCGTACTTCTGCCGTTCGAGCGCGGCAGCCTTCGCATACGACGCGTCGATCTTCTTGACCGCCTCGTTGTACTCAACGTCATCCTTGGTCGCGGCGCGATACTTCTCTTTCTGATCGTCGTACCACTCCTTGATGATTTCGAGGCGTTCGGCCAAGTCACCCTTCTCGGCCTTCAGGCGAGCGAGCTTCATCTGGCGCTGCGTTTTCTTGTCCTCTGCGTCCAGGGCTTTCTGCAACTGAGCCCTGCGTTGACGCTCGCCGGACGGATTGCCTGGATCTGGCGTCGCACCGGAATAATCGTCAGTGCCGGGCTTCGGTGTGTTCGTGATGGCAGCTTGCCGCTTGAGTGCGTTCTGCACATCTTCGTTAAGAATTTTGTCCGGCCCGTTGCTGAAGAGGTGGAACCCGCCTGCGGCCTTGACCGCATCGGATTGAGCCTTCAGCGCATCCGTGGCGATCTTCTGGAAGCGATCACGCTGCCCCTTGAAGCGCGCTTCGTTCGCGGTCCCGATGGTCTTTTCGTATTCCTGCTGCGCATGGGCGGCGTCCTGCAACGCCTTGGTGGTCGCGTTTATCGTGTCCTTAACTTTTGCGCGCTCATTATCGTCAACGAAGGACAGTCCGGTTTTCGTCGCTTCGTATGCCGCATAGCCGACAGCGAGCAAGCCGAGCCCTTTGGTGAGCAGCATGGCGGCACTTGCCGCGCCTGTCAGGACAGGCGTGAGTCGAGCGACAACGCCGGTAAGGCCGCCAGCGCCGAGAGCCGTGGACGCAGCAGCGGCCACTTCCTGCACGGCGAGCCAACGCTGAAATGTCCTGAGTTCGGCACTCGCGAGAATGAGTTCAGCTTTGAACATTCGGATAAAGCCGGGCAGCGCCAGAAGCCACTTGATGAAGCCGACCGCGATGAGCGCCTTAATGGCGTCCTTGATCGCATCAATGTGATCGGACACGAAGCTGAGAACGTCGATCACGGCGCTGAAACCTGCGGACAGTTGCGCCGCCAGCTTGTCGGCCTGCCCGTTGTTCATCATTTCGGTGAGCTTGTTCAACAGCGCCTGGAAGGACTGCACGTAGCCACCGGCAGCGGTGTTCGTGAGGAATCGGTTCGCGGCGTTGTCGAAGCGGGCCTGCGCTTCCAGCAGCGTCTCAGCGCCCTTCTGTGCCACACCGTACGTCTTGCCCAACTCGCGTGCAATCGCGAGCACCTGATCCGAACCGATCTTGCCTTCAGAGACAGCCTTGGTGTAATCCTCGACGCTCATCTTCGCGGCGCGCGCTGCGATCTGGAATGCGCCAGGCAGGCGGTCGCCAAGCTGGCCGCGCAGTTCTTCGGCCTGGATGGTGCCCTTCGACATCATCTGCTCGAACGCCTTCATCACACCTTCGAGATCTTCGGTCGAGAGGCGCGCTTTAACGGCTGCACCCGCGATCTGCTCGAACGAGAAGCGAGTCTGCTGCGTGTTCCAGCCAGCTTCGTGTGCGGCAATCGAGAACTTCGTGAATGCCGGTGCCACCTTCGCGAACGAGAAGCCGATGCGGTCGGCCTGCGCTTGAAGGTACTTGAAGTCGTCGGCAGCCTTGCGCACATCGCCACCATTCGCGATGGTCAGGCGGGACATGATCGCCTGGTTGTTTTGGTACGCTTCGAGCGACTTCTTACCGAGTTCGATGGTTGCGTTCAGGCCGACGAAACCTGCGGCCAGGGAGAGCAGTTCGCCGCGCATGCGCTGCATGTACGACAGCGTAGTGCGCCCACCGTCTCCACCGAACCAGCGGAACAGGCGCGAGCCGGAATCATCGGCCGCCGCTCCGTGGCGTTGATGTGCCGCGTTGAGTGCGTTGAGCGCCGTTGTCGCGCGGTTCGCTTGCGCCACGAGCGCCTGTTCCGCCGCGCTGAGATTGCGCGTATCAACGCCTGCGGCTTGCAGGGCGGCTTGCATGGCGCGCGCTTCGGTGCGGACGTTACCGAGACGTTGCGCGGCCTGCTGCATTGTGTTCTGCGCGCGGGAGAGGCGCGTCGTAACGTCCTCGCCAGCGTTACCGGAACGAAGTTCTGCGACTAGGCGGCGGACCTCGGCCTGTGCTCGCCCGAATTCCGTACCTGCGGCTCGTACGGCGGTTTGTTGACGCTGGTAGGCGTCGATGTCGCCAGCGACAGCCATGAGCGCCTTCTGCGCCCGCGTAGTCTCTTCTATGGCACCTCGGTAGTCCTTGACCGGACCACGGATCTCGCTGACGCGGCGTTCCAGCTTGGCGACCGCCTGCTCGATGCCATCCAGCGAGCGCACAGCGGCGTCGTTCGGGTTCTGAATGTCGCGGATCTGTCCGGCCACGTTTGGCGTGCTCACTGGCCCTGTGCCGCGTGCGGTGGTGCCAGCGCCGCGCGACATACGCTCGGCCTGATCGGCGGCGGCCTGCATCGCAGCTTTCTGCGCGTTGATCGCAGCGGTCTTGCGGTTCAGTTCCTCGGCGGCCTGTCGCTGCGCCTGCGCGAACATCACGTCCACCTCGACTTGGCGCTCGCGGTTCTTGTCGTTGGCGGCCTGGTTTGCCGCAACCTGCGCCTTGCGTTCAGCTTCCAGAGCTGCGGCCACGTCGCGCTCGGCCTGCGCGAATATGTTGTCCACCTTGACCTGAGCTTCACGCTGCACGATGGCGTCGGCTTGCGCCTTGCGCGCGGCGGCGTGCGCGTCGTGCGTGCTGATCGCGGCGTCCTGCCGTTCGAGCGCCGTATTCGCTGCGGAGACGGCGGCCACGATCTTCTGCTGCGCGGCGGCAGCGTCGGTTGAGTTGATGCCGAATTCGGCCAGGCGCTTCTGCGTCGTTTCGATGCGACCCTGCGCGCGCGCCATTTCTTTCTCGGCCGATGCGACTGCATCCTTAAGTTTCTTCGCGTCGCCTGCCGCTGCCGCAGCGCCGGGGTTCTGCTTCTCGAACTCGGCCTTGTATTCCGCCCATGCCGTTTTCATGCGCTGCATGGCGGCCTTCTGGCTACCTTCAGACTTCACGAAGTCGGCCATGTTCTCCGACATGAACTGCGCGTACGTTTTCGACGGCTTGATGCCAGAATTGGATGCGTTGATGAAGTCCTGCTGCGCCTTGCGCGCGGCGGCGAGCTTTGATTCCAGATCCGCGAGCGTTTGCGTCTGCGACTGGAACAGTTTGATGAGGGAGTTCTGACCCAACAGCGCCTTCGCTGCGGATTCAAGATCGGTGTAGGATTTTTCGAGTTGCTGGACAGTGACCGTGCCGTTCTTCGCGGCTTCGATCTGCGCATCCTGCGCAGCGGTCATCTTCTTCAGGGCGTCCACTACCTGATCGGTAGTTTGCTTCGAGTAGTTGGACGCCCTGATCCGCAGTTCTACGTCTTGGGTCTGATTAGCCATCGGTGAGTCTCTTCAGTTGTCGGTTCAGGTTTTCCACGCCCTTACCATCTGGCGCGAGAACCGCAACGATGGCTGAGTGGATCAGCGTAGCTTCTGACGCCAATCGAGCATTGATTCGCTCGCGTGCTATCTCGGTTTCAATCCACAGTTTCGACAGCGGGTATCGGTCTGCGTGCGGGTGCCCCTCGGACATCAACAGGCTGACCTGTGCGCGGAGCGACCTGTGGAATCGCTCGGCGCGGGTCAGGTGCGCTAGGCCGTCAAATGCACCGGCATCATTCCGCCCACCATCGTCAACAGGCTGTCGAGGAACTTTTTTGCGCCACCAGCTTCCTCGAAGGTCATTTCGATGATCTTGCGCATCGCTTCAACCTGCACCGGCAGCGGCAGGCGTTCAGCCACGGCGATTTCATCCGGCTCGTCGCTCGCCAGCGCGATCATCTGCGCCACGATCTGCGGCGATTCCTTCACGAGTGCGATGGCGAAGTTCGCGGCTTCGGCCAGGGCCGTTGCGCGGGTCTGCTCGTTGTCATACAGGCCGAGCAGGCGATTGAGTTCGTCCATGTGGTTCCGCACGAGAACCGAAACGTCGATCAGGGCGAGTCCTCGGAGTTCGAGAACACCGCCCTGAAACGACACCTTGTCCTTGCGGATAGCAAAGTCTTTCAGTGCCATTTCAGGGCTCTCCCGGTTACGGTGCCGTCACGGCCACGCTGTCGATGTAGGCGCGCTCGGTTGCGCTGTCCTTCTTCAGAACCTCGACCGAGAACGACATTTCCTGCCACGAGTCACCCTTCAGGGCGTAGTCGCCGTTCGAGGTGATCTTCGCGTACGGCCAGAAGTAGTCGCGGTTCTTACCGTGCGGGTTATTCGCCAGGAAGCGCAGAGCGCCGCCGACCTGCTGGCCCTTGGCGATCACGATTTCGTTCGTGTACGCTTCTTGGTCGTAGGTCACGCGCAGCACGTCGCCGTCAGCGATGTTGGGCGCGTCGATCTCGACATAGACGCGGGCACGTTCGAGATCCAGTTCGACGTTGCCAGCCAGGGTTGCGAGTGGGGTCACGGTCGGCGGATCGGCGGGCAACGCGCCCGGCGTCACTTTACTAATCAGCACGTTGGTGATCTTGCGGGTGCCGTGCGGCGTGGTGTCGTCAGCGCCGAGTTGATAGCTCAGGCCGCGCTTCACGGTCAGGTCGGGGTTGACGACGGCCAGGGCCGATGCCACGGTCAACTTCGACAGGTCGCCACCGAAGAACATTGCGATGTTCTCGGCGTTGATGTTGTCGGTCTTGAAGGTCAGCTTCAGGTCGCTCTTGATCGTGATGCTTTCGTCCTTGACGTTCAAGCCCTGGTCCGCGTCGATGTGGTCGAGCGAATCCTGCGCGAGCGACTGCGACAGTTCCGGCGTGTTGCCGAGGTAGCGTTCACCGACGCCGACCTTGGTGCCAGCGGTGAACATATCGAAGAACAGCCGGCCCTTACCGAGCACGTAGTTTTTGCCGTCATCATTCATTTCAGAATCTCCAGTTTTGGAAGGTTAGTGATGCAATCTGCGAGTCGATTTCACTCGCCAATCTTCACGCCGATTTGAATGCGAATCGGCAGATAGAAGAATACGTTGTCGGATACGCCTGCTTCGGGCGGCCGGACTACGGGTGGCGCGATCTCAACGCCCGCAATCATACCACCCAGGTTGTAGTCGTCTGGAAACTCTGGCGTCCCGCTGCCGGGCTTCATCGCCTGAATTCGATTCAGTTTTCGCTCCACGTCCTGCACGAAGAAATAGATGTCGCCTTCGTTCGCTTCGAGCTTCGTGTCGGGCAAGATCCCCTGAATGAAAATCGGCCAGGAATCGCTACGCGCCTCGCGCCCTTCGCCGCCGTAGATGCCGGGATCAGTGCGCGGCGCTTCGACGATTGACAGGGCGGGCGGATTGCCGGTTACGTCCTGTCCGAACAGCAGGCGGTTCAGATGGACCTTACCTGCCAGGTCGAAATTGTAGCCACTCGCAGTTGAGATTTGTTCTAGCAACGCCTTCAGTTTCAGCAGAACTTCGAGGCGTTTCGGTTTCGGTGTGCGGGTAATTGTCATGTTATGAAAGTCTCGCGAATTGTCGAAGGAATTCCTCAGTGACCATGCGTCCGATTGGCGCGGCAGTTTTCTCCGACACGTCGCGGAACACCTGATCGACCGATGGACCGTACAGCAGCGCCACCTTGTTAGGCACAAGCCACGCGCTGACGGCCTTGTAGCGGTTCGCCAGTTCTTGACCGGGCTTGAGGCGCACGGCCAGGCCGACGTTTCCGTTCTTCAGTTTGGTGAGCCACGCCTGCTTCAGCGCGACGGTGCCGTTGCCACTCTTCACATGCACTCGCACGCCAATGCGCGCCCGGCTTCCGAGCGGCGTACCTGCGTCAGCGAATCGAGCGAGGCTGGTTGGACGCTCGCGCGCCGCAATCACGGCTTCGAGATCGCCGGGTGAGGCTTTCTTCGTGACGCCGAGGCGGTCGTCGGTGAGGTAGTTTTTGGGGAATGCGATCTCATCGAGAACCGAGCGGCGGATCAATGTCAATCCGCCTCTCGTCGCAATGGTGTTGATCGCTAGTTGCGCAGCCTTGTCGGTCTGCTGTGGGAGCCGTTGAACGAATCCTGCGGCTTCAAGAAGGCTGAGTGCCATTGTGTGTCCCTACGTGCCAAATTTCTTCGGCAGGGCCACTATAGTTCTCGCGCGTGTCGATGACGAGAGTATGCCCGCCGAACTGTGGAGCGGTGAGCTTGACGAGGCCGCCGCGCTGGATCGTCAGATTCTTCTCGGCCAGTTCATCGGCGTTGAAGATCAGGCGCTCGATGCCGTCCAACGTCATCGCGTAGCCGTCGCCGTTCATGTCGCCAACGGCGGTCATCTTGGTATGCCACCGGACTCGCAGCGACACAGGATCGCCGCCATCGTACGAGTATTCGGCTGGGACGCCGAACGTGCCGTGGACGATGCGGCGAGCCTGTGCCTTGATTGCTGCGAAGTCGAACGGCATGGTTAGATTTCGTCGTCGCCGGTTGCGTCAGCCTTCGGTGCGTCGGCTTGCTCGGCGGCTTGCTGCTGCGTCTTGTTGCCACCACGGCCACCGCTACCCTTGCCGCCTGCCGGTGCCGACGCGCCAGGCAGCTTCACTTCGACCACGGCGTTCTCGGGAGTCGGTTGACGTACGGCGTCCGACGCGCTGCGCTTGATGTCGGCCAGTTCGGCGTCGGTGAAGTCGAACATCTGGTCCGGCTTGACGGTGAAGCGTTTGCCGTCGCGGTACACGACGATGGAATTAACTGCGATACGTTTTGGCATGTTGGTTCTCCAAACTTGTCAGGGGTGTGTTGTGATGCGGAGAGGGCGGGGTTTCCCCCGCCCGTTCTTTACTGCTTTTCGCCGGATTACTTGACCTTGATCTTGTAGGTCGCGTTCGGCTCTTTCGGGACCATCAGCGGAGCCGACTGCATCAGCAGGTACTCGACGCTCGGATCTTCGTTTTCCCAATTCTTCTGGAACACGTCGAGCGAGCGGAAGCCAGCCTTGGCATCCATGATCGCGCCGAAGCAGCGGGTGCCGCCCATGAGATCCGGCGACAGGCCGACCACGGTATCTTGGTCGAGGTAGAACTGCTCGTTACCGGCTTCGTCGATGTAGCGAGTGGTATCGACCCAAAACTCCAGGCGGCCCTGGCCGTTCAGACCTTGGATCGAGCCCATGTACTCGATAGTGTCACCGTAGCCGTCGCTGATCGTGGACACGGTGACCTGCTGGCCCGCGCCGCGATTCAGCGAGTTCTGCATGGCCGTCAGGTCCACGCGCTCGCAGAACAGTTCCCACGCGTTCGCGCCGAAAACGTGACGGCTGACGCGAGCGCCGGACAGTTCTTGCGCGCCGATGCGCATGTCGCGCAGATCTTCCAGCGGCTTCGCGGTGGATTGGTCCCAGGCTGCGCCACCAGTCAGCACCTTGGTCAGCGCAGGGTCGCGGCGGAAGTCGATCAGGGTTTCGGGGTAGTCCTCGCCGCTGATCGTCACCTTGCCGTCGATGGTTGCGCGGGCCGACAGCCAGTTCCAGGTGTTGAACACCTTCTCTTTCTGGCGGCGCAGCAGTTCAACCTTGACCGCATCGCGGCGCTGCTGGATGGTCAGGGTTCCGCCCAGGGCTTCGCCCGGCAGGCGCTCGATGTGCATGGTCGGGTCAACCGTGTCCTTGAGCTTGATGTACGCCGGGGCCAGGGTGTAAGCCTCGAAGCCGTCGAGCTTCTGCGGGCGGCCAGCGGCGGTCGGCACAGCGAACGGCGCCAGCTTGCGGTCGTCGCCATACACCTTCTCGAAGATGATGTTGCGGCCGTCGAAGTTGATCTGCTTCTGGTAGAAATTCAGCCAGAAGCGCGGTGCCGTCTTGATGCGACGGTACAGGTCTTGCAGGGTGTAGAGGTCAAAAAGTCCGATGTCCATTTCGGGTTCCTATGCTTTTGGATTTTCAGGGTCGGTTCTTGTGGTTCCGATTTTCTTTTGCTGCCGTACTGCCGAATCAGATCGTGTGGCCGACCTTGATGTTGGTGCCGTTCAGGAACGCCTTGCGCTTCGCCAGCGAGTCCAGGGCCGGATCTGCGGGCCACACGATAGCAGCGTTGTTGAACTCGCCTTCGTTCCAGTACGGGCACGCCTGGCCGATCTTGGTGATCGGTTGCGACGCGATCACGGCCTGCGATGCGTTGTGCGTGCCGACCACGAAGGTCGTGACGCCGGTATCGGTCAGGGCGATGAGTTCGTACTTCTTGATCGAGGCGACCAGGGATGGTGCCGAGTCAGCGCAGGTTTGCGCAGCGCCGGTGAATAGCGGTGCGACACCGCCGCGAACGATGACGTTGGTCGGCGTTTTTGCCAGATCGAAGTCGTCCGGCGCGTTGTTGATAGAGGACATACGTTTCTCCGTAATTTAGGGTTTAAAACTCGCCCGGTGTTTTGAGCTTTCCGTTCCGACCGACGCGATTACTTCTCGTCGGGCTTGAAGCCGGTGGCTTGCGTGTAAGCCTGCATCGCTGCCGCCGCGCGATCCGCCGAGGACTGCTGGCCGCCTGCGCCCTGCTGGCCCGCGCCAGCCACGCTACCGTCAGCGCCGACGTTCGGCTGCGCGGTTTGCTCCATCGCTTGCTCCAGGGTGCTCTTGCCTGCGGCTGCCGGTGCTGCGGCTGCTGCCGGGCCTGCGGCCTTCAGTGCGGCTTTCGCGTCGTCAGCCGACATGGTGGTGTTCAGGGCCAGGTGATTTGCGAGCGCCGGATTGGCCTTCGCTTCTTCGCTATTCAGGATGCCGCTCACGCGTGCGCGCTCGTTGGCCTGAATGGTTGCTGCGTCGGCGGTTGCGGCAGCCCCGGTGTTCGCCGGGACGGATGCTTGCGGTTGACCGGCAGCCGGGGTGTTTGCGTTGTTGTCCATCGTTTCCTCGTCAGGTGGGTTGGTGATAATCGCTTTCTCGTCCTGCCCATCGTCTTGCGTGTCGTCCGAGGAATCACCCTCGTCCTCATCAATGATGGATTGCAGCGCCGCAGATGGTACTGCAATCGAATGTACCAGGCCGAGTTTCAGTGCATCGTCTGCCCGGTAAGTTCGCGCCTCGGTATCATAAATGACTTTCTCATCCAAGCCCAAATTGCGAGCTACCAGCTTCGCGAATTTGGCGCGCGATTTGTCCACGTTCTTCTGAATGTCGGCTTTCACTTCCGCAGGTAATGCGTCGTACGGATTGCCATCAGTCTTGTGCGTGCCGGATTGGATGAAGGTGATCTCGACGCCCACCTTGTCGAGAAAGCCCTTCATGTTGATGTGCATGGCGACCACGCCAATCGAACCGACACCGGCAGACGGAATCACGATGATCTTGTCGCACGCCGACGCCAGCGCATACGACGCCGAGTAGCAGTTGGAATCGACAATTGCGATGATCGGCTTCTTGCCGCGCGTGGCGTAGATCTCGTCGGCCAACTCGAAGCAGCCAGCAGCCTCGCCGCCATAGCTGTTGTGATCGTGGATGATGTACTTCACGTCATCATCCATAAGCGCGGCCATGTGCATCGCACGAATGTAGTTGTAGCCGGTGACGAAGCCCCAGCTACTTCCGAAGCGGTTGATAAGCGATCCGTGTACCGGGATGATCGCGAAGCCGTTGGAGAAGGCGTACGGCTTGCTTTGGCTAGGACGGCCGAGGCCGTACGCTTCGCACAATTCGTACCGCGTTTCGTTCTCGTACTTATCGCGCGCAGCCTCGGGAATCGTTGCGGCCAGTTGCGCGAGATCCGCCGAGAATCCTTCCTTGTAGATGTTCGCTACCGCCTGCTCGCGGAGGTTCATCCGAGTAAGTGCGTGGCGTGCTACTTCGTGGCTCATTTCTGGTTCCCTTTCTTGTCGTTCGACCGCTTCTTCGGCTGAGATTCGTCGCCGTTTTTGCCGCCGTTTTCGGTCATGGTTTGCTGCCGGTCGTTCGTTCCAGGCTGCGTCGCGTCGGTGACAAACGTGAGGTTCAATTCCTTCGCCATTTTCTGCTCGCGCGCCTGCTGCATGAAGATCTTGCGGAAGTCCTCACCGAGTCGAGCGCACTCGATCTGGTAGGTGGACAGACCGGAATTGATACGCATGATAGCCGCTTGCGTTTCCTTCACCTCGTCGATCTGGCCGCGCGATGCACCGATCCACTGGCACGAGCACATCGCTTCGCGCATCACCGGGTCGTAGAACATCGAGCGGAATTCGGCGCGCGTCATTCCCTTCGGCACCGGGATCGTGCTCGTGGTCCTGCCGAGTTCTTCTTCGAGCCACAACACGTAGATCATGGTTGCCATGCGGTCGGCCACCACCTTCTTCCGCGACTGCATGAACTTCCACGTCTCGGCCATTGAGGCGCGAGCCGACGAATAGTTCGTGTTGGTGTAGTCCTTCGTGAACTGCTCATACGACAGGCCGAGCGGTGCGGCGATGTGGCGCAGCAGCGATTGCTCGAAGTCGGTGCCGACGCCGCCCGGTGTACCCATCGGCTTCAGGTTCAGCTTCGTGCCGGGGAACAGGTGCGGCATCTTCACACCGTCGATAGCGATATTGTTCGCACCTTCCACGTAGTTCGTCAGCGCGCTCATGTACTGGCCGAGTGCGTGTTCCAGGCCCGGTGCGCCAGCGCCCATCGAGGCGTACACCATTTCGCTAGGCAGTTCGGATTCGATGGCCGCAGCGTACGTCGCATTGACCACGGCGTTCTGCAACGTGATGTCCTGAAACTTCCGCGTCATGCGCTGCTGCTTCAGCACCGACACCATGTCGCTGATACCGCGCGACTGGTCCGGCAACTGGCGTTCGAGAATGTGGATCACCTGGCGGCGACCCCAATTCGTCGTTGCCGGTACGCGCTTCCAGTACGGGATCTCGGTGTTGGGGAAGAAATCGCCGGGGTGTGCGCTGCGAATGTGATAGCCGACCGGCTTACCGTACAGGTTGCGCTCGACGCCGCGCCGCAGCGTTTGCGTGTCCATCTGACCATCGGGATTCGACAGGCGCGTTGGCGACACCATCTGGATCGCGGTCTTGAACGGGCGACCGAGATCCTGTGCGAGCCATTCTGCGGTGCCGAGCACTTCGCCGGTAATCACGAAACCGCCAATGCCGAGGCGGATCATGTCGGTAAGTGTCATCGTGCCGCTCGCGTCGAACCAGCATTCGACGGAATCGGCCAGGAGGTTGTAGCGCGACTCGACGTACTGCACGAAGTCTGCCGCCCATGCTTCGTCGGCACCGAGGGTCAGAAAGTCCGGCGTCGAGATCAGGCGGTACTGCGAACCTACGATGCTGTCCTTGTGCGTGTGGACCGCGCCCATCGTCAGACCGTCGTTTTGCACCATGTCGCGACCGCGTGCGTCAGCAAGATCCTTTACCGGGCCGATCTGCACGTCAGGCGAGACAATCGGCGGACGCCACGACGAGAGTTCGCGCGTGGTGCGATCTGCGCCTTCCAAACCGCCGCCCATCGCGTTATCTCGCGGTCGGCTGACCACGACGCTCATACCGGCACTTTCGGCGGCCGGTGCGCGCTGTTTGCGGGCCACCATGATTAGAACGTGAAGGACGCCGGGCCGACCATGCGCAGGGCGTCATGGCAGGTTGGAGCGAGTTTGAGTTCGAGCGAGCGAATGTACTGCGCGAGGCGCGCGGAATTCGCCGCCGTGAATTCGACACGCTCACCGTTTTGATCGACCACGACGCGAGCCTGAAGGCCGGTGGTGAGCGTGTGATACGAGCTACGCGCTTCCGCCAGGTTCGTCTCGATTTGCACCCGTTCTTCGGGCGTCAGAGTTTGAGGATACATGGTGATTTTTCCCTAGTTTTGTTAGGCGAGTGCGCTCGCCATACTTTTGAAGTCGTACGATTTTACAGCAGAGCTAAACGGCTTCTCGGCATCGGCCACTCGCACGAGATCGTTCTTGTCCCACTCGTCGGCCCACGACGGCGGATTGTTCCAGTCGATGCCTTCAACTTTCACGAATTGGGATACGCACAAACCAATGCAGTAGTACGACAAGTCCCACGCCTCGTTGCGCACCTTCTCGTCGTGCTCCCAGCCTTTTTCAGTGCGAGTCTCTGCGCACAATTCAGCGTAGAAGGTGTCCGCCAACCACTTCGGAGTTCGGTACATTCCCTTGCCCGGCTCGATGCAGTCCAGGCGTCCGTCGAGATCGTCCTTCAGCAGGTTCGAGTTCAACATGAGCACTGGAATATCGCCGCGTGCGCCCGACTTGGAATCCTTGCGGCTGCTATCTGGATAGCTGACGCGCGTGCGCGGATTGCCGGGCTTCCCCTCGCCCTTCAGCAGAATGAATCGGCGGTGCTTGTTTTCCTTGACCAGCTTGCGATAGAACTCGTACGCCTTTGTCGTCGCACCTCGCTTACCGCCCGAGTCGCAGCCGACCATCTTGATCGACATGAGACGACCGGAGTTATCGCCGAGCGGGTATTCCTTCTCGATGACGTGCTCGATCAGTTCGTCCCAATCCTTCGCGTATGCGTGCGGTCGAACCCACTCGCGGTCGCCCTCGGCGTCCTCGCGCTGCGACTTCTGCACCTTGTAGCGGTCGATCACAACGATGTCGAAAGGTCGGCCAGCCATGATGCCGAACACCTGCACTTCCCATCGGTTCTTCTGCACGTCCACCGTGGCGACGAGGAAGCGCACGCCTTCCGGCACCACGCGCTCACCAAGCGCCTCTTCAGCGCGCGCCTTGAGCGTTTCAGGCAGGCGGATTTCCATGCGCGCCCGGCTGACGTACGGCTCGCCAAGGTCGTTGTTGTAGAACTTCTTCAGCGTTTCCTCAGTCTGCGTGCGCTCGTAGTCGTCCATCGCGTCGAGGTAGGTGACGACCAGCTTCTTCCACGTCACGAACGCTGCGGCCACGCCGCGCAACCAGAACGACGCGATCATCGAACGGATCGGCGTGCCGAACTTCTTGCCGAACTTGTCTATCGCCTCGCCGTCCTTGACCCACGTCCCCCACAGGTTCATTTCGTAGCGGTCGTCCGGCGCGATTGGATCACCGCACTTCGGGCATTCCATGTACACGGTTTCGGCCACTTCGAGATTCGACATGCCTTCGCGGCGATCCCACTTCAGCATTTCAAAGCGACCCTCGAAGTAGTGATCGCAATGCGGGCAAGGCCAGTACCAGCGACGACGATCACCACGGTTATACAGGCCGATGATGCCGTCGCACGGCGGCGCTTCGTGCAGCGTGCGCGGAACCCACTTGATGTCCTTGATCTCGCGCGACGGCGACGACTCTGCCACGCACATCGCGTTAGATCCGAACGTGGTGGTTCGCTTCGATGCCAGGTCGAACGGTTCACCCTCGCCGTCCACGTCGTCCACCATGCGGTCACGGTCGGTCAGCACCACGCGGCCAATTGGCTTACCCGCAAGTTCGGTCGGTGTCGGCCACGACAGCGAGAGCATCATGCCGGTGTTATAGAGCTTGTCGAACTTGTTGTCGCTGTCTGCGCCCGGCAGCAGCATCTTGCCGACTTCCGGCGAGTAGCGGTTCAGTCGGTCGATACGGCGCATCGAGAAGTCGCGCGCCGCCGTGTTGGTCGGGCACACGATCATCATGTCCATCGGGTCGATCTTGATGGAGTAGAGCGTGCAGTTCACCACCAGGGCGTCGGTCTTGGCCGACTGCGCCGGGCCGACGAAGATCATGCCGCTGAATTCGCTGGACGCGAACTCGTTCATGGGCTCGATCATGTAGGGCGTCGTGGCGTTGTACCAGGGTCCGACGTACGCGCCAGGCGAGTTCACGATGCGGTACTTCGCCGCAGCTTCAGCCACGGTGGTGCGCTCGGGTGGCCGAAGCATTTCGGCGCACGACACCATGAGGTGTTCGACTGAGTTAAAGCGCATCGTCATCTTCCTCTTCTCGCGCCGCGTCAACCGCAGCATTGGCCTGGTCAACGACGCTTGGGTTTGTCGGCTCTTTGCTGAATTCCTCGATCACGTTGCGGTACAGTTCTTCGAGCATGCCGTCGCCCTGCGCCTTCACGATTGCGCGTTGGCGTGGCGTGAGTTCCGCCTGGCGATCAACCGCGTCAGCCATGAGTCGCACGCTCATCTTGACCAGCTTCATAAACGAGCCGACAGCACTGACCACGCGCTCTGTCGGCCACAGATTGCCTTCACGCTGTTCGTATTCCTGACGCGAACGCAGACCGGCCCAAAACTCTTTCGTGAGGTGCTTGGGTAGATCGTTGTGGTGCATGCGCTTGATGTATTCCTCGATCTCGTACGCAGGCTTTACAAGGAACGGTGCCACCTCATGCACCGCGTAGATGTTCGCGCCGTTGCGCTTGCCGCACGGTTGGCACTTACCCTTTTCCAGCTTCTCTACGAGGACGCGGTGATCCATGCGGAACAGATTGCCAAGCTGCGACAAGTTCGCACCGTCGTACAGAATCGCGCGGGTCTTTTCGTCAGTCAGTTCAGTTCTCGATACCATGTACTCGCTCGTCGATAAGTTGTGACAGTTCGCGGCGCGACAGGCGGCCGATAACGTCGATGTGATTGCGGTGATAAGGTTGGAGCGGGCGACCGCAGTTGCGATACGCCGCGTAGGTGGAGTACGCGATGCCGAGAACGCGGCATGCGTCAGTCGATCCGAGGCCGACTAGCGCCTCGAACTCGACTATTTCCTTGCACTCTTTCGCCATGTGTCCCGTACCTATTCATTGAATAGGACGGGATATTAGCGTATTGATGAGTCTGGATTAACGAATCTCAGAGTTCGTCATCTTCGACGGCCTTCACGATCTCATCGTCGCGCAGACCGTCACCGATTTCGATGCCGTCGCTTTCCGCCGCGTCGTCGAGATCAGCGAAGCCGGTGAGCACGTCCACAACCTTGTCCCACTCTGGATCACCGGCCACGATCTTCTTCGTGCGACCCTTCAGCAGCTTGCGCAGGCGATAGCGCATGCGCTTGAGGATCTTGAAGAGTTTGTCCTGCGCGTTCTCTTTCGCCGTCAACGCATCGACCACGGTTTCGTCGAGCGTGTCCTTGCACATCAACAGGAACACGGTGACGCGGAACTTCTGACCTTGGCGGGCCAGGCGACCGATGAATTGCAGGTACAGTTCGAGCGACCACGGAATGTCGAAGAACACGATGATGTGACCACCTGCTTGCAGGTTCAGACCGTGACCGCCCGACTGCGGGTGCATGAGCAGAATCGGGATCTTCCCCTTGTTCCACTTCTTGATGTTCTTGCCGTCCTTGTCCATCATAACGGCCTGCGGGAATGCCTTCAGCAGTCGGTCCTTCGACGAGCGATGGTGATAGCCGACGAGGATCGGCTTGCCCTGCGACTCTTCCACGATCTGCTTCAGTTCCTCGATCTTGTGATCGTGGATCTTGTGGATCTTGGTGATCTTCACATGATCGTCGTCCTCGGTCTGCCCCGGTTCGAGCTTCGTGTCGTACAGGACGCCTGACGCCATTTGCAGCAGCTTCGCGGACAGCGCCGCAGCAGTCTCCGCTTCGACCTCGGTGCCGTCGTCGAGCGTCACCACCATGTCCTTTTCCATCGTCAGGTACAACTCGCGCTGCGATGCTGTCATGTGAACATACCGCCTCACGAACAGCGGTGGCACCTTCGGCAGATAGTCCTCTTCTTTCATCACGAGGCATATGTCGGAGATCTTCGCAAGGATCTCTTTCTCCGCACCTTCGCGCAGATCCCATTTGCGCGTCCACCTGTTCTCGGTGAAGTAGCGCGAGCGGTACGCGGTGATGTTGCGGCCGAGCCGTGCGCCGCGATCCAGCAGGTACATCTGCGGGAACAGGCCGATGTAGCCTTCCGTCGCTGGCGTCGCCGTCAGCAGGTGCAGGCGATCCACCTTGCCGTTATCGACGATCATTTGCAGCGCCTTGAAGCGGCCCGAGTTGTGATCCTTGAAGCCGCTCGACTCGTCGATGATGATTGTGCGGTACGGCCAGGGCTTCTTCGCCACGCGGTAGTACGTCACGAGCCAGTCGATCCAGTCGCGGCTAATCATGTGGACCGATGCGGGATCGAGCGTGGCCGCAATCCGCAGTTCCTCGCGCTTCTGCGCTGCGACGCCGGTTGCCCACTTCGCGGCGTCCTTCTGCTTCTCGGACTTGAACAACTCGGTGCTGCTGGCAAGACGCTGCTTGTACGCGGACCTGTACTCAGCCTTGATGCGCTCATCCTCATCATCGACGTGGATCACCGAATAATTCAAGTGCGCCAGGTGATTCCACTTGCGAATCTCGTCGGGCCAGGTGCGCGTCGCCACCTTCAGCGGGCCGATCACGAGCACCTTGTCGTCGTTCGCGAACTCGGCCAACAGGTCCGCAATCAGCGTCAGCGACGTGACCGTTTTACCGAGGCCCATGTCGATGAACAGCGCGGAGAACGGGTTATCGCGCAAGAACTTCAGACCGATGTTCTGATAGCCGTGCATCTGGTATCGGTACAGTTCAACGTCCGCGAACTTGGCGCGAATGCCGAGCAGGAATTGATCTGCGACTGCGCTCATTTCATGATCCTCTTGAATTCTTCGATGTCGTCGAGCACGAACACCTCTGCGCCGTGCTTGCGCATTTCTTTGATTCGGATAACTTGGATCGCTGACAGGCCATCTTTGCCGCGTCCAGGGCGCTTCCATTCGACCCACACGTACTTCCCGCGACGCAGATACAGGCGATCAGGTATGCCGTTGCACGTCGGTGACTCGACCTTGATCGTCCACCAGCCGCGCCGTTCTGCGTACTTGTGGGCATCGCCGGTGTTGTCGCTTTCGAGCAGCGATTTATCCAAGATTTTGACCATGCTTCAATCCTCATCCTCTTCGTCGTCAGGCAGCGCGCGTTCGTCCTGGCACTTGCGGCAAACGCGAATGTGGTCTTGGATCACGTTGAGTTCTTCCCACGGCTCGCGCACGTTCTTCTCTTCACGACCGCACAACGCCTGCATCGTTTGCAGGTCGATGATGTGCGCGGTCTTTTGTCCCGGCAGGATCGCAGGCACGTAGCCCTGGCGACCGGCGAGGCGCGGGTTCTTCACGGTCAGGCCGATGTCGTTCAAGCGCGCATACGCCTCGCGCACGTACCAGCGGTAGTCGATGTCGTCCGGCAGTTCGTCCGGCAGATCCATGCACGGCACCGCGCCGGTCGTACCGGCCACGCGGGCACCGTTCGCCTTCGCGATAAATCCACGCTCACCTTCACCGTAGTACCAGCGCACCATTTTGCCGAGGTAGTTGCCGTGAACGTCGTAGCCGCCTTCGGCCATCTTGCCGTTGCCGAGTTTGACCTTGCCCACCTGCTTCACACCGATGAACTGCGTGATGTCGGTGCAGCCGGTGATCGTGTCCTCGATGTCGGTGCCGTGTATCAGGTACTCGACCACGGCAGTCGAGCAAATGTCGAATGTCGGATCGTGCTTGGCTTGCAGGCCCGCCTTCGCGAACAGACCTTTGCGCTTCACTTCCGGCACCATCGTACCGGCAGCCTTGTCCTCGATCATCGCGACCTGGCCTGGCTTCTTCGCGTCCTCGACCACAGCAACATAGCTGTTCACGTCGCGGCTGTACACACCGAGGTATCGCACGGCTTCAGTCTGGAACGACGTTGCGCACTCCCACTCGAACACGATTGCGTTGAACAGCCAGTAGCGGTCACGCTCGATCACCGTAACGATGCCGTCAGTGTTCGCGGAGATCACAGTAAAGCCGTTCAATTCCAGTTCCTCGATCAGCATGAGCAGCGAAAGCTGGCCGGTGATCGTGGTGGAGATCATGAGCTTCGGCGCGTACACGACGGAGTACGGCGATCCGGTTTTACCGAACGTGCCGTTGTTGACGATCTTGAAGGAATCAGAACGCTTCTTGTATTTCAGTGATCCGCCCGCGTCGCCCAACTTCTTGAGCTTCGCGGCCTTGATCTTGTAGCTGTCGCGCAGGTTCACGAACTTCGAGAACACGCCGAGGAAGTTCTGGCCGAGTGCGGCGGGCACGTAGCCGCATGCGAGCATGAGACGCGGGTAGTAGGCGCGCACGTCGCGATCCTCGATGATCGTGTCATCGCCCGCGATATACGAGCGGCGCTTCTCTTTCGAGTGCAGACCGCCAATACCCATCTTGTAGTCGGTGAAGCCAATGCGGATCTTCAGATCCTTGATGGCCTGCGGCAGTCGCACGACGCCGAAGTTCTTCTTCTTCGCTCCGATTGGATCGGGCTCGCCGCTGACGAAGAAGCGTGTGGACGTGACCACTTCCAGCACCTCTTGCAGCAGCGGCGTTTTGAACTTGATGAAGTCTGGTGCCTCGTACTTGAAGCTGAAAGTCTTGACCACCGGCTTCTCGATCTTGCGGCCGGTGACTCGCTCGACCTCGGCCTTGATGAGAGCTTCCGCGATCTGCGCGTCCGACTTCGAGCGCACGTCGATGTTGTACTCGGCGCTGATCTCGTTGCGAATGTCGATCTCTTCGCGCAGGCCAAGCGCCAGTTCTGCGGTCGTGTCGAGGTCATTACCGAGGTACACGCGCATGAGCGGACGACGGTGCGCGCCGACTGGTTCGCTCGGATCAATCGGGAGTTCTTGCAGGCGCTTCATGTTCATGCGCGCGCCGTACTTCTTCAGCGAGAGCCTGACGCCTGGTGCGACTTCCATGATGTCGATGTGATCGAGCCATTCCGGCAGTTCGACGCCGTACTTCTCCCAAAACCGCCACACCGGCAGACGATTCGCGATCAGGTCATCGCTCGCTTCCTTCAGGCGCTTGTTGCTGGCACCAGCCATCGCCAGCGCGATCATCGGCATGTCGTACCCGAGCCCGTTGAACGAGTACAGGCGGAACTTGCGCATGATGCGCTTGATCTTCGCTCGGTCGAGATCCAGGCCATCGTACTTCTCGATGATGACCTTCTTGCCGGTCGCGAGATTCTTGAAGCCGATGCTCCAATAGTCGATGTAGCACTCGGTATCGGTCGCGGCTTCGTCCCGCTTTTCTAGGTATTTGTTCGTTGTTGGCATGTAGCTCTTTCAGAACGAAACAACGCCCGACAAGGGTGAGTCTTGCCGGGCGTTGTGGTACTACATGGTGTTACAGGTCGTCGTCTTCGCCGTCGCCGGTCGAGCCGGTATCGTCGGCAACGTCGTCCCATGCGCCGGAATCGTCAACGCGGCCCTGGCCGAACGCTTTGTCGTTCTTCTTGAACATCGCACCGACCAGGCCAGCGTTGATGCGCTTGCCGTGCTCGTTGTTCTGAACCCAAGGACGAATCAGCATGTGACCCCATGCACCACCGTAGAACAACTCGTTGATGGTTTCGAGATCTTCGACCGGATCGAGCTTGCGACCGGAAGCGTCGCGGAGAGTCGGACGGTTCGTTTCGCGCGCCGACAGGAACCAGTGACCGGCGTAGCTGTTGCTCGCGTCGTCACCGCTATCCTCGTCGCGGTTGGCGTCGCCATCGCGCAGGAACTTCTTGTCGGCAGGGACGCTGATTTTCGCTTCGGCCAGGTGGCGCTTCATTTCTTCAGCGATCACCTTCTTGGCTTCTTCGTGCGTCTCTTTCGGCAGCATGCCGACGAGGCCGTATTTCGCCGTGCCTTTGTCGCTTTCCTTCTTCCACGGCTTATCGACGTGGGGATAAGAGAAGCGGACGTTATCGACGCGGATCATGCCGTTCTCGTACAGCACAAAGTTCTTACCACTCTTCTTGACTACCAGTGCGGACATACTATTCTCCCAATTTCGGACTTCACGTTAAATGGATTATGGCTTCACGATTTCTCGTCAAACTCGCTAAAGGCGTCGTCGTAGGCGTCGGCCAGGGCTGGCCTTCGATCTTTGACTGACACCAGGGTTGCCTTGCCAGGCGGCTTGAACACGAGATCCTTCAACAGATCTGGAATGTCCTTGCCCTTATAACCGGCCTTGCGAAGCAACTCTTCGACCTTCGCCGGACTTGCCACCTCTTCGGTGACGAGATCCTTACGCTTCAGGCCAAGGCCGACCAACTTCTCGACGGCCTTATCTTTGTTGCGGAATGCCCTGAACGAGCGACCTTCCGCCAGTTTGTACTGCGACAGCTTCACACCGCGCTTGGCGCGACCTTCGAGTTCTTCAGCCACCTTGTCGAAGTACCGCGTGATCGTGCTGCGCCACGCGAACAGCTTCTCCAACTCCAATGTCGTCAGCGTCGCGGCGTTGATGGCTTCGGGTGCATCGGTATCACGCAGCACTTCGCGGAAGTACAGCATGCCCTCAGTTCCGATAGGCTCGCTCAGATCGTCGAACGCGCCGCCAGTCAGGTCGAACACCACCTTCGCTTTCGCGGCGCACGTCGCTTGAACGCGGCACCACTGACACGCTTCCGCGCTTGGGGTACGCGGCGCACCCACGACCCACGCTGCCGCTGCTCGCTCTTTGGCGTACTCCGCGAACTTCAGCAGATACTCGCGATCCACAGTCCAGTCCTCGAACACGTCCAGGCGCGGCTGCGCAATGCGAATCACGATCTCTTGGAAGTCGTACAGCCAGTCCCACTCCAAAAAGAATCCCAACGCGTACAGCAAAGCTTGGGTGTTCTTCTCAGCATAGACCCGCACACCTTTACCCATCTTCAGGTCGGTGATGACCATGCGCTGATACGAACATGCGCAATGGTCAGCGGTGCCACCCTGATTCGGGATCGGCGTTATCTGCGAGAAGTCCACGCGAGTCTCAACATAGTGGTCGCCGGGAAGGTTCTTACACCAGTCCACGTACCGCTTCACGTAGTCCATCATCACCTCGTCGATGGTGATGAAATACCCAAAGTCGGAACCGTCAACCCAATACGTTTTGCCTAGCAGGTGCTTCGGTCGCACGCCATCCTTCAACCACTGTTCACCAACCATGTGACCAACGGTGCCGTAGGCCGCGTCCTCGCCGGAATCGTCCGGCGCAAACAGGTTGGCGATCAGAGATCCGCTGCAACCGAGCCACATCTTCGAGGCAGATGGGGCGAACACGGAATGCCCGCCCGACTCCACTCGTTTGATCGCGTCGCGCAGTTGCTCGACGCTGATGTGATGCTCGGCCACCGACGATTAGATGTCGTCGTCGCTGCCGGTCGTGTCGTCCTCGGCGGTCAGCTTGGCCTGGGCTGCCTCGAACACGGCCTTGACCTTCTTCTCGGGGATCTCGTTCATCTTCTCGACGCCACCGGCCGATTTGATGATCGACTTGGCTTCGGCCGCGCCGAACTTCTCTTTCACGGCGGTCAGCGCAGCCTGCATTTCTTCGACGGTCGGGCCTTTCTTCTTGTCGCCGCCCTTGTCGCCGCCCTTGCCGGTCGATGCGGTGCCGGTTTCGCCCGAGGTGCCGGTGCCGGTGGTCTTGACTGCGCTGCCTTGCAGGGCTGCGGTGTTGGCATTCAGTGCTTCGATGACACCTTGCAGCAGTTGTTCGATACTCATTCAGAACTCCATTAAAAAAAAGGGCGGGTTATTTGGTGCGCTGACTTACCGCCGTGGGTCAACGCATTTTGCAAAACTTACTCTTTCAGGACACCGGATACGTCGATCCTCGGTTGTCGGCCTTGTCCTACAAGCCAGAATGCTTGATTCGGCGCGATGGATTGGGCGACAACTAATGCGACGGATTCCCTGGACAACTCGACATCGGCGCACAACATCGTTGCGCGATCCGAATTGCGAATTGCGCGGTCGAGATCACCCGATTGGATATGCTCGATCAGTTCCTCGAATGCGTGGCACGCCTTGAGGATCGCTTTTCGCCTGTCGGCGCTTCGGGAAGCGTCGTGGATCATGTGCATCTTCAGCTTCAACAGGTGCAACTGCTTCACCGTCAGCTTCGCCACATCACGCGCATCGAATCCCAATGACTCGTGCTGTTTCGCTGCTGCGATAAGGTCAAAATTTTCCATTCTGTCGCCCTGTTGTTCTGTATCAGTGCATGACCAGAATATTCTCACGATCAATTGATTCACGTCAAGCACCTGTGGGATAATTCTTACAGGTTTTTGAAAAATAGTTTTGGGGAGGACAACTGCATGATTACTTTTCCCGCGTGGGTCGATGATCCGCGCGCACCGAAGGATGATCTCGCGTCGCGGCGACTGCGATTTCTCGTTCTGAAGGCATCGAACTGGTGTACGCCTAGCGGCAACATCGCTTCGTTTGCTGACTTCTGCAAAATCGAACGCACCGAGGTACATGCCGCCATTAAGGGCGGCAAATTCTCGGCCAAGATGGCGCAGCAGATCGAGAAAGCATGCGGTCGTGATTGCGTACGCCGGGAATGGCTCATCTACCCAACCGAGATCCACGACCTCACATGAAAAAAGAAGAATACACGTCCAAGAATAGCGGGCCACTGGCCTACCTGGGATCGGACCTGATCGACAACGGGTACGAGATCATACCCATCGCGGTCGGCAAAAAAGCGCCAGGCTTTGATAACTGGTCGAAGGCGCGCAGCACCAAGCAGCAACTTCAGGAATGGGTCGAGTCGGGGCACCGCAATTCCGGCGTCGGCGTGCTGACCAAGCTCACCCCCGCCGTTGACATCGACGTGCGAGACGAAAAGGTTGCGCTCGACTGCGAGAAAAAAGCGCGCGAGATCTTCGGATCTGCGCCGCTGCGTATTGGCATGCCGCCGAAACGCCTGCTGCTGTACCGCACCGATAAACCGTTCCGCAAAATGCGGTCGAATCGCTATCAGGACGAATGGGGTGAACTCCACCAAATCGAGATCCTGTGCGACGGCCAGCAATGCGTCGTCTATCACACGCACCCCGACACCGGAAAGCCGTATGCGTGGCCGGACGAGAAGTTCGAGATCGAAGTCGATAAGGACGGCAAGAAAACCGGCCGCGTCGGTGACGTGATCGAAGCCGGTGGGCCGCTCACGATCCCGGCAAGCGAACTCACGCCGATCACGGTCGAGAAGTGCCAGGAATTCATCAACTGGTTCCACGAGCGCGCGAAGCAGGAATCCGATTGGAAGATCGTGAAGTCGCAGCGCGACAATGGGCTGGCAAACATCGACTACGACGACCCGTTCATCGAAGATACGCAGGCCGTGAACATCACCGAGCAGGAATTGCGCTCGCGCTTGATGATGGTGCCGAATCCCGACGATTACGAGACATGGGTTCAGGTTGGTATGGCGCTGTACCACCAGTTCGACGGCGACGAAACCGGCCTGAATCTGTGGAACGAGTGGAGCGAGACTGCCGACAACTACGACCGCGACGCGCTTGAACGTCGTTGGGACGACTTCGGCATCGAAGGCAAGAAGCGTGCGCCGATCACCGCTCGTTTCATCCTGCGCTTGTCGAAAGAAGCTGCGGCAGAAAGCGCGGCCGAACTCATGGTCACGCTGAAGGACAAATTCTCGGACGCGAAAACGCTGATCGAGTGGAACAAGGCGCGCGACGCTGCGCGCGAAGCCGAGATCGACGGCCTGGCGCGCGCCGCGCTGGCATCGCTGGCGAAGGATCGCATCGACATCATCACCGGCACGAAAACGCCGCTGTCGGAAGTGAAGAAAGCCATCGCATACTCACCGTCGAAAGGCGAAAAAATGCCTGGTTGGTGCGAAGGCTGGGTGTACGACACGAGCGACGACCGCTTCTACGACACGAAGCGCAATATCTCGACCACGAAGCAGGGCTTCGACGCGATGTTCGACCGCTACGCACTGACCAAGAAGGACATCTTGGACGGCAAGTCGTCGCCGTCGTCGTCGGCGTCCGCACTCGCGCTGAATCTCTACAAGATCAAGGTCGTCAACGGTCGCCGCTACGAGCCGGGCAAAGATCCGGTGTTCTACGCTGCCGATGGCGTGTATGCGAACACCTATCCTGAGCACGAGATCCCCAAACTGCCGGACGAACTGCTGCCGCGCGACAAAGCAGCGATCCGCCGCGTGAAGAATCACATTCGCCACCTGCTCGTGAAGCAGGAAGAACGTCGCATCCTGCTCGATTGGCTGTCGTGGGTTGTGCAGAACCCAGGCCGTCACGTCAACTGGTCGATCCTGCTGCAAGGCGTCGAGGGTGACGGCAAGTCGTTCTTCGCATTCCTCATGCGCGCGGTGATGGGCGTGTCGAACGTCCAGATGCTCAACGCGCATATCCTCGAATCGTCGTTCACCGATTGGCTCGTCGGCCAGTGCCTCACCTGCATCGAAGAAGTCCGCCTCATCAACGCGCACAACAAGTACGAACTGCTCAACAGGATCAAGCCGAACATCACGAACGACATCATCGAGGTTCACCCGAAAGGCAAGAGCACGTACAACGCGACCAACACGACGAGCTATCTGCTGTTCTCGAACTACCGCGATGCGCTGCCGCTCGACGATGACGGCCGCCGTTACTGCGTGCTGTTCAGCCAGTGGCAGCGCAAGGACAAGTTGGACGCGTTCAAGGATGAGAACCCCGACTACTACGAGGATCTGTACGCGAGCATTCAGACTTCGGCCCCGGCGCTGCGGAAGTGGCTGTTGGAGTGGGAGCAAAGCGACTCGTTCAAGCCGTTCGGTGACGCGCCGACCACGGATGCGAAGAAGTACATGATCCGCCAGGCGCAGCCTGAGTTTATCCAGAACCTCACCGACATCATCACTGAAGAAGTGGACCCGCTGATCTCGTATGACCTGATCGACGGCGTGCGACTGACGGAAGTTCTCATGGATCGCGGCTTGGACGTACCAGGCAACAAGGCAGTCGGGTCGATGATGTCGCGGCACCGCTTCGAGTGTATCGGCAAGGTCCGCGTCGGCACCGATTACCGCACCTACTACACGCGGAACGTCGAAATGTTCCAGACTTCGGACGGCGACGGTGGCGCGGTAGTGATCGACAACGCGAAAGTGCGAAAATTCGTGCTCGACGCTCGTGCCGGTACGGACGATGACGACGAACTGTGAAAGGGTAAATTTTGGATAAGATTTTTTTTGGCGACTGCCGCGATACCTTGCGCGCACTTGCGGACGACGGCGTGAAGGTGCAAATGTGCGTCACATCGCCACCGTATTTCGGCTTGCGCGATTACGGTGTCAATGGTCAGATCGGCCTTGAGCAACGTGCCCCGGAATACATTGCAGGGTTGATTCAAGTGTTCTCGCTGGTCTCTGAAGTCCTCGCTGACGACGGAGTTCTGTTCGTGAACATAGGTGACACGTACGCTGCATACAAGGATGGAAAATTCCCGCCGCATTCGCACAGCAATGGTAATCAGCGCGGTATGCCGAAAAGTGGGGCACCGCATCGAAGCAAGCAGCTTTTGCAACTAGACGGATTCAAGGACAAGGAACTCATGGGGATACCGTGGCGATTCGCACTGGCCATGCGGGACGCCGGATGGTTGCTGCGACAAGAAATCGTATGGGCCAAAACCAACTACACTCCCGAAAAAGTTCGAGACAGGTGTGTGCGGAGCCATGAGAAGTTGTTCCTATTCACCAAGAGGCCCAGGTACTTTTTCAACGGCGATGCCATTCGCGTTCGAGCGGAAAACGGTCAAACCAAGCTCCGACCGGACGTGTGGCAGATTGCGACAAGCACCTACAGGGGCGCGCATGATGCAGTTTATCCACCGGATCTCGTGGAACCGTGCATTCGAGCAGGAAGTCGGTTTGGCGATATCGTGCTCGACCCGTTCATAGGTAGCGGGACGACAGCCGGGGTGGCTCGCGGGTACGGCCGTAACTACATCGGCTGCGAACTCAACGCGAAATATGAAGCGATTCAGGAAAAACGCATCGCGGAGCTTAGCGCCATCTACGAACTGTGATTTTTCGCAAAGCTGAGTCCGCCTGATCGCGGCATAGTGTCATCGAACGCGGCGGTTTCGGATTCCGGCGCGTTCACTTCCATCAACCCACTCGCCCGGCCTCGCGCCGGGCATTTTTTTGTCCGCAGATCCGCGAATCGCTCGTGACCGACCACTTCCAGCGCGGCTTGACGTGAAAAATCCGCAGCGTCATCGAACAGAAAACCCCACCGAATAGAGATCATTAGAGAGCAAAAACGTCGAAATTTGCTCAAAATTCAGGCAAAACTGGTACTTCTGATCTCTATGATCTCTATTTCCTTTAGTTTGACTACGTGTAGCGAGAAAAAATAAAAAAAATTGAAAATACAGAGAGTAGCGAACCCCCGGTTTTTGGGATCATAGAGATCAAGCCGCCACCAACCGTGGCCGGAAACGCTGCAAAAAGTGTTCAACAACTTGGTGCTATGACGATTTCGACAAAATCGCGGGACACGCGGCTCCACGGCCCCCCGGCACCCAATCGACGCGGGGAAGTACCTTGTCGCATATAGGCCCGCCAGGCCGCGCAGCCGTCACCAGGCTAGGCGGACACCAACCTAGGCCCGTTCGTGCGCTGTAGGCCCGCTATGCAAGCCTGAGAGGCATTCACAACACAAGGGAACACGGCCAGGCGGCCAGGATGAGCTAGACCAGGCCAGGCGGCCACCAGGGAATGCGGCCAGGGCGCACCAAGCGGCCACCAGGCGCACGAACACACGCCAGGGCGACACCAGGCCAGGCCGCCACCAGGCAAGCGGCCAGGCGTGCGCATACGCGTACACGTACACACGAGAGACGAATCGGGGGAGTGAATGCGGCCAGGTGGACACCAGGCCAGGACGCGCACCAGTCGGCGCGCAAAAAGAAAAGGCCGCACAAGGCGGCCAGGTGTAGAGGTGGAGCGGGGGTCAGTCTAGTGCGGACACGATCCAGGCGGCCAGGCGTTGCGCATCGCGGCCTAGGTCGTACCAATCCAACGCGCCGATAAGCGCGAGCACATAGCAGGCGGCCAGGCCGCACAGCATGGCGATTAACACATCAAGAGATTTGCCCATGTCGTTCCTCACAGTTTGACGTTGAGACGCGCGGCGCGTTGCTTTTGGAACTCTGCGAACGCGTGCAACTCTTCGTTATCCGGCCTTGCCATCCATGCCGTGAAACCGCAAAAGATAACAAGACCCGTTGCCCGATGTGTGTCACCTAAGAGCGCCAGCAACAGTCCGCCGAACACGGCGAACGCGACGGCCGCAAGCATGAGAACCAAGCGCACGAACACAACAAACATAATCATGCTGACACCTCGCACGGAACGAAGAACGAACGGCGCGCTTTGCGGATAACAACAGGCGCGGCCCCCTGGGCGTACTTGCGCGGCGCATGGCCGTTTGTCACATCGCGCGCCAGGTACACGAAGAACGCCAGGCCAAGAGACAACGACGACGCAATACCCTTGCGCCAGGATACCGCTTTCGCCATGTCGGCAAGCGCGCATTGCTGCGCGAACGATAGCGCGTGAGGATCGGCGCGAAAATCAATTTGCTCATGCTGCGCCAGGTGCGCACGCATTGCGGTTCTACGCGTCGCGCCGTCAATCGTGCGGAAGTGTTTAAGGTTTTGAACGTTGCGCATGATGTAGGTTCTCGCGTTAGAGGTTTTCAACAATGACGGTGTTGCGGTATGCCTTCATGCGTGCGCTACGCTTCGGCATGGTGCGCTCAATGACGCATTCCGCGAACTTGTCGGCAATGAGTTGGCGCAGTTCGATCCCATCCCAATCGGCGGGCATCTTATCGACTTTCGCAATGAGCTCGTTTTGCACGGCGGTAATCAGCGAGTTGATGAAGTCTTTTTTCTGTTTGGTGTCCATGATTTTCAAATCCTCTAAATCGTTTATACGGTTTTGCGTTCGAGTTCTTGCGCCAAGCTTTCCAGGCGCGCGGCATCTTCGGGTAACGCGCGGCCATACATCGTGCGCTGCATGGCGTCTCGGTCGTTGTTCGTGCTGGATTCATGATTGCGCAATGCCGCGTAATCGTCCGCGCTGATAGTCTGATTTGCGGCCAGGCGGCGCAACTGTTCGGCCAACTGCCTTGCGTTCTTTCTGGCGTGGCGCTTGAGCATGACGCCGAACACTTGCGGCCAATCGGCCACTGGCACGGAATAGGAAAGCAACACGTACGCGCTACTCATGTTTGCCACGTACAGCGCAGCGCTACCACGGCCAGCGACAACGGTTTCGCTACCAGGCGCGGGCATGGGATACATGCCGCACAGTGCGCGCGCACTTCTAGCGGAAATGCGGCCTTGATGATTCGGGCCTACGTTGCAAGATGGCGCGAACGCGGAATCATGCGGCATAGTCTCTGGAATGTTAATCATTGCTGTCCTCTTCGTTGGAATCATCATGTTGGCACTCGTCATTGGGTTCAGCGTACGCGCTTTCGATGCGTTCGCCGCTATGGTCGCAATACAGTTCGCCATCTTCCCAATTAACCTCTACGCCGATAACGCACCATCCGCCATGCGTGTCGTTCTGGATGATGGCGTCTCGAATTTGCGCCGCGTTCTCTTGTGCGGATGCGAACGAAAGCGCGCCGCCGTCCGCCGTCACAAAGTAAAGCGGATAACCGCCAGGCCACACATGCGCGCCGTCCGCAAGCGCCTTGTTGAAGTCCCACACGTATTTAATTTCCATCGCGGCCACCTCTTCAAATTTCGATGTCTTTGAATTCGTCCGCCAGGCGTTCACGCTTGGCGCGGATATCGTCCAGCACTTCGCGCAGTTCATCGCGCGCCGTACCTTTGAACTGCACCATGTTCCGAAGCGCGAACAGTTCGGAGGCGCGCGTTTTGTGATCGTCAATCTCATCATTCAGCCTATGCGCCGCTTGCCATCTTTCATCATATTCGCGCTCGCTTTCCGCTATGCTTTCCGCTTCGCCATCGGCATACCGCGCCGCTTCAACGGCATCGTCAAAGACACGATCAAAGTACACGCGTTCGCCGTTGTCGCTCCAATAGTATCCAGCGATAAAGCGGCCATGCGACAGATTGCAAACAATGCCGCGAAAGGTGGCGCGTTGATCGCTGTCGGAAAACCATCCAGTGTGTCCGATGCGCGCGCCGTCAATCTCATCTGCGAACTGTTCATTGCGGAAGTGCGGACCCATGTGGGAATACCAGATTGCGCGCGACGTTTTGCCGTCCGTCCGCGAACCTTGCGACAAATTGCCGTATGCGGCATACCAGTTTCCGAGATTCCAGGCGCGCGCCGCGCGCCAGTCCTGCTTATGTTCGTTCGCGGCCAGTGCGCGCAAGTGCGCCAGGCGTGCGCCGGAAGTGATGCGCGGTTCAATGCGCAGATAGAACGGAATCGCTTTGCTCATGATTTACACCTCTTAAATGATGGCTTGTTTTAAAAACGGTATAAACGATTTATTACAAATCGCGCTTGCGTTGAACTTCCGTGTGTTCGTAATCCACGTTGCACACATCGCGGAAGTAAATCGTCGGATGGCCTTTTTCGTGATCGGGGAACAGATCGGGCCTTTGTGCGTGCATGGCGTCGCGCATCGCATAGGACCACGCATCACTTCCCCGCGTCGTGCCCGATACGGTAATCAACTTGTTGCCGCTTTCAACGTCGCACAGTTCGGCGCGAAATTCACCGCCGTTTTTGCCATACCAAGTGCGCGCAGTAATGCGGAATTCCTTCGTTGCCTTGATTTCCTCAATGGCAGTGCGCGCAGTCATCACAAGATCATTCAGCGCAGGGAACGCCAGGTTGGCGATGCGATGCAATGCGGACATTGCGATGGTGTGTTTGCGGTTCATGCTTGCACCTCATCGGCCAGGCCAAGAACAACAGCCATGCGCTCAATCTCGCACCATGCGATGTCATGGCAACCTACCTTGATAGAACCATCGGCGCGAATCTCGTTCAAGGTATAGACGCCCAGGCGGCGCACCAGGCGCGCGGCATCTTCGCTAGTGCGTTCGCCCGCTTTCACGCTAAGAATTACAGGCCACAGTGCGCGCGCATCGGCAACGGGAATTTCTGCGCCGTGTGAAGTCTGGATAACGCCGCCATTCAATCGCAACACTGGCGGCAACGAAAACATGCCTTGAGTCCGCATCGTTGGATCGTTGCGCCAGTCGTCCATATATTCGCGCGCCGCCTCTTGCGCCGCCTCTTCGCGCTTGCGCGCCTCTTCGCGCTTGCGCGCCTCTTCGCGCTGCATGGCCGCGCGCATTTCATCCAGGCCCGACACATCGAACGGCACGACATTGGCGCGTTCATCTTCCGGCAGTGCGGCAAGGTATTCGTTAAATTGTTCGGCCAGGATCAACGCGCGGGCCTTGTGTGCGTCGCGCGTAGTTTGACGAATGCGCGCCTTAGTTTCACTGGCGACCAGTTCGGCATTGATTGCGATTTGCGCCGCTTCTTTGTTACTGGCCGCCGTCGCGCTTGGATCGTAGCAATACACCTTGCGCTTGTGATTCAACGCGGCGCGCGCATACATGAGGTGCTTTGATGTTGAGGTGCTGTAGGTGCGCGTAGTGAACACGAAAACATCGTTCGGCAAGCGGCGAGCAATGCAGAAGTGCAGTCCGTAGCTGTACAGTTTGCCATTACGGAAAAAGAAATTGGAGCCCGTACCTTCCGTTTGTACGTTGTTGGCGAAGTAGTGCGCCACCTGGGCGTTGTTGTCTAGAACTCGTTTCATGTTGTTGATCCTCTCAGGGTTAGAACGTGGTTACAAGGTTGACAGTCGCCACCAGGGCGACGGCGGAAGCAAGGCCGATCAGGAATGGCGCGGCCAGGTCCGCCAGGCGGAAATACCAGGCGCGCATGTTGATGGGGTTATCGGTGTGAGCCATGATGGGTTACAGGATCGCGGGAACGTAGCGCGAATAGCCTTCATTCGTGCCATCGTGAAAGATGAAATTCTGTTCGGCCAGGAGCGCATTAACTTCCATAGCGTTGCCGAAGTCATCCATGATGTAGGTCCAGCCATCAATCCCAACGTGATAGCCAAAAACCGCCATATGGTGCGGGCAGTTCCAATGATCGTGAGGGGTATCGGTGCGGCGCACGTCGCGCGGCACACTGGCGGACAGCATTTGATCGGCGCGGCGCTGCGCGTGATCGGGTCCGGCGTAGTGAATGTCTTTTGCAATCACTTCGGAACCCTTGCGAATCACGATCATCCAGAACACGCCTTGCAGGCCGGTCTCTTTCGTCACAAGCGCACTGTAAGCGCCGTTCTCAGCGTAGTGCGTCATGCGAGCGAACAGGCGTTCGCGCTGGCGTTGCATTGCATCCGATAGCGGCATGCCGTTATATGCGATGTTGCTTTCCATGTTGTCACCCTTTGAAAGTGGTCTGTTTTAGCTCTGACTTGCGCCAGAGATTGCATAGTAAGCGACACGGTTTTTCCTTGTCAACACTTTTTCACACTGAGCGCATATCCGGCGCAATAGTGAACGCGGCCAGGCAGCGCGACACGCCCACCGGGCGGCCAAGTGCGCCAGCGGCAAGCCCGGCCAGGGTCAGCCCGATCCGCACCATCCACCGATCACCTCGAATTTGCGCTACGGCGGCCACGCCGCGAGCACCAGGGCGACTCATCGGAACGGTACGCGAATTCGGTTGCGCGCGACGCCGCGTCCGGCTTACTTGAGAACCCTAGCCTGTTCCAAAAAATCGAATTCGGCGCGGCGAACCGACCCCCTACCCTGCCGTCGCGAGCCCGCAACCAAAATAAAAATTAAAAATCGAAATTTGAAAAATGGAGTTGACATGGAAAATCCTTGTCGTTCATAATCGGACTCAACAGCTATTCAATGAATAACCAAACAGGGGAGTAGGGGATGGACAGATTTGAAGCAGCAGTCGGCCTTGCGATCTTCTCGACGCTCGCGGCACTGATCGGCGTGGCTATCTATATCGAGATCAAGGAAGAGAAAGAGTGGCAGCAATTCAAGGTGGCCCACAAGTGCCGGGTTGTCGCGAAGATCTCAGGTGACACGTTCAACACGCTCAGCATGGACTCTAAGGGCAACCCGGTCGTCGGCATCGCGACCACACCGGACAAGACCGGATGGGCGTGCGACGACGGCATCACCTACTACCGATAAATCAACCAACCGAACTAGGAACTGAACATGGCAACGAAACAACCAGCACCGGCAGCAGTAGCAAAAGTAGCAGCAGCGATGATGTGTCCCGAGCCGGACGTGTCGAAACCGGCACGCACTCGCAGCGCATCCTTCTCGTCCGTCGTCGCGGATCTTCTCGTCGGCGGCGACCCGGCCGCGAAGGTGATGGCGCTCAACCCGAACCTCACCATCGAACAACTCACGGCGCAGAAGCCGGAACTGAGCGAGAAGCTGCGCAACGCCGTGCAGTCGTCCGTGAACCAGGCCAAGCGCCGCGTACCGGGCTCGCAGTACAGCATCGAGATCAGCGACATCGCGCTCAAGTCCGGCGTGTACCTCGTCGCGGTCGTCACCCGCAACGCTTAAACCACGACATCACTCTTTTTAACGGAGAAGAGAACAACATGAAAACCTTCCAATCTGTAGTGCAGCAGCGCGGCGATGTCGCCTTCCCCGCGTTCACTGGCGAGCGCGTGTACATGCGCCAGTTCCGCAAGGCTGACGGCCTGCCGTTCGACCTGGCGCGCTGGCAGCCCACCGTCGATGCGATGCTCGATGGCGTGGACGCTGACGGCCCGCTGTACATCATGATCGACCAGGGTGTTGTGCGCGCTGGCGTGTCGCACCGTCGCCCCGGCGTCCACATCGACGGCTACTGGAATCCGGCAGTACGTGCTCATGGCGGCACCGGATCGCACATCGGCAAGTCGGCGCATGGTGGCGGGCGTCACCTGAGCGGCGCTGACTCGTGGGCGAACGCGGACTACATCGAGCACGAAGGTCTGCTGCTCGCGTCAAGCGTGCAAGCGGCACGCGCGTTCGAGGGCGAGTTCACCGGCCAGCCTGGCGTCGGCGGCGACTGCGCACACATCGACCTGTCCGGCCTGCGCGAGATCCCGATGCTGGCGGGCCGCACCTACGCTGGCAACGTGACCATGCTGCACGACAGCCTGCCAGTGCCTTTCGACTGCCAGCGCACGCTGGTTCGTATCAACGTCCCTGGATGGAGCGTTTAACATGACCAAACCCTACACCACCGCGACGGCCTGCGCCGATGCCGTCGATCTCGCAATGAACGCGGTCGGCATGGCCGCCAACCTGGCCCTGGCCGGTCGAATCCCGCTGCTGCACCGCCTGAACGAAGTGGCCGTGGCGCTGCAACAGATTCACCGCGACGCAGAGGCGTTGAGCAAGCAGTCGCAGCGCACCGAGACGGAGAACGGAGCATGAAGCTCTCGCCCGCACAGCAGACTCTCGTGGGTCTGCTCAAAAACGGCTACAAGCTGCACTGGATGAGCGGCCTGCACTCGTACGCGTTCCTGTCGCCATCCACTACCGCCGTCAAGAACGTCACCGCCACCGTGTTCGCCCTTGAGAGCCGGGGAATCATCGAGCGCACGGAGCGCCAGATCAACGGCAACGCCATGTTCAAACTCACCGCGAAAGGGAGGGCATTGTGAAGATCCTGCGCAACCTTGACGTTCCGTACCGTCACTTCCACTTCATGTCCGGCCACCGCGACGCTCTGCCGGTCGATAACAACGACCGCCGCTTCATGGTGTACGAGCCTGGCCTGGCGCAGCGCATTACCGCGACCGCCAAAGCAGAGTTGCAGAAGTACCAGCTCCGCGATCTGTTCGGGACGATGATGCACATGCGCGGCATCACGGACAAGGGGTACATCGCCCACCTGCATCACCTGCTCGATACCGACCCGATGACGGCCGCAGGGATCTTCGACAAGAAGCCCGCGATGCCGGTAATGCGGCCGATCCCCTGGCAGATCAAGGTAGCCGCCATGCAGGGGAGACTCGCATGAGCGTGACCGTGTACGAGTATCGGGAAGAAGGCTGCTCCCGCTGCGGCTGGGAAGAGTGCGAAGTGACTCAGTACGAAGACGAGCACCTGTGCGTGTTCTGCTTTGAAACGCACCTCGGCAATATCCTCAAGCACCCGCGCAACTACCCTGGTCAGGAAACGCTGGCACGCGGGATCATCGGCGCGGGCCATGTGTTGCTGAACGCGATCAAGGCGAACCGGGAGCCGCAATGAACGGCAAAGCGTCCAGGCGAATTCGCCGCGCTGCTCTTGCGGCCACGCACAGCGAGCGGCCAATCGGCAGCTTCGCCAAGGCTAGGCGTCAATGGCTGAAGCAACTGAAGCGCGAGTACCGCGCTCAACCCTACCACCAGCGCGACACCGCCTCGCTTTACGGCTATCGCTCGCTGTCGCACCGCGAACAGGAAGCCCGCTGGCGCAACCGCTAATCGAGGACGCCCGCAGCGAGATCGTGCGCGTCTCGAAGTTGGTCAAGTTTGAAGTGCCGGACTAATGGGAATCGAACATGAAATACAACAAGGTGGCAATGCGTGCGGATCTGGCGCAAGAGAACGCGAGCCAGGTGCCGCACCGGGCAATCGTCCACGCATGGAGCGATGACGGCGGTCGCATGGCCGGTACGCTGTGCAACGCGACCATCGACGTGCGCCTCGTGCAGATCGTCGAGCGCAATCGTGTCGTGTCGTGCCCGACGTGCATCGACGAACTGCGCAAGCTCGCGGCGGTGAAACTGCGCAAGGAATTCGACCAGGCTGATACCGAGTTGGTCACGATCATGCGCCAGCGCGCGCAGATTGCAACCGACTGCGGAAACCGCGACCTGGCGAAAGCACTGTTCATCGCGGCTGACGTTTTGCGCATTCACGCGACCGGCGAACAGATCCCCCACGATACCAGTGTGCCGCAAGCAGGCGACGATGCTTTGAGCAGGACCAAGGAATTGAACGCTGCGCTGCGGCCAGGTAGCGAGTGCAAATACACGTTCGACGCCACCGCCGAAGAGATCGACGGCATTCCGCATTTCACCCCGTACGACAAGAAGCAGTAACCCACCAACCACGCTTTTAACGGAGCACCACAATGGAACTGAAATTCAAACGACTCTACCCGCTCGCCAAGATGCCGACCTACGGCTCGACCGGCGCAGCATGCTTCGACCTGTACCCTAGCACTAGCGGCACCGTCGAACACGGCCACCCGCGCGTATTCGGCACCGGCATCGCC